CTGGGACTTGGGTTAATGATAGTGCAGTAAACTGGACTGCAACACCACAATGGGCAAATGTAAGCAAAACATTAAATTCAACAGTTGGAGCAGTAATTGGTTATAGATGGTATGCCTTTGATAATGCAAATAACTGGAATAATACACCAATTTATACCTTAACGGTTCAGAGCGCAGCAGTTGCAGGAAATATCGTTTATAGTTATGTTAATACGTTCAGGAGTTATAGAAGCGGGGTTGAGGGGTAGAGAAAACCCCGTTCCTTCAGGGCGGGGATGAATCGTACCCCCACTCATAACGGCGATAGAAAACCATGAAAATAATAATACCCGTCCCGGAAAAACAGTTTGCGAAGACTGATTACGGGACGGGCATAAACTATATAATGCATCGAAACAATATAGATATTACGGAGACTGATAACATGAAGAAAGCATACCAGTTCAGGATATACCCGAACAAGAATCAGGAAGTTAAACTGAACAGAACACTTTCCACATGTCGTCATCTTTACAATGATGCTCTGGAAGAACGAAGAAGAGAAGCAGAACTAAACAATCTCGAACGGGATTTTGGAATAATTCCATGGGGAAAACCGGAATGGATAAAATATGAAGATCAGGCAAACGATCTTCCCGGATCGAAAACCCCTTTTCAGAAAGAAGTATTCTCACAAGTTCTGCAGAACGTCCTGAAGAGACTGGATAGAAGTTTTCTGAATTTCTTTGGAGGAAATGGCTATCCCCGTTTCAAAGGAAGAAATAGATATAATACGTTTACGTATCCACAAAAAGGGTTTGGAATCGAGGATGGAAAGCTCAACCTGTCGAAGATAGGTAACATCAGGATATTCTTACACAGGGAAATTGAAGGGAAGATCAAGACATGTACCATCAAGAAGGATGTGGATCAGTGGTATGTGATATTCACAACCGAAATAGATCGAGAGATCAAGAAGATTCCTGTAGAAACCATAATAGGCATCGATGTTGGTTTGAAATCTCTTTTGACCTTGAGTAATGGAGACCAGATAGAACCCCCGAAGTTCCTGAGATTGTCAGAAGAGAAACTCATCCATGAACAGAGACAACTATCAAAAAAGAAACTCAGATCAAAGAACAGAAATAAACAGAGGATCAAGGTAGCCAGAGTGCACAGGAAAATCAGGAACCAGAGAAAAGATTTTGCTCATAAGACAAGCAGAATGCTTGTTAATAATTTTGACCGGATCGTATTCGAGAAATTACATATCAATAACATGGTCAAGAATCATTGTCTTGCTAAGAGTATCTCGGATGCTGGTTGGGGTCAGTTGATCAGGATGACGATATCCAAAGCGGAAGAAGCTGGGAAATCAGTCATTCAGGTCAATCCTAATGGAACGTCACAGACATGTGTTTGTGGATATCCTGTACCTAAAGACCTGTCAGTAAGGATACACTCATGTCCTTCCTGTGGTCTTGTACTCAACAGGGATCACGTTTCAGCAATACTAATAGAAAATAGAGGCAAATGCAAGAATGTAGGTACGGACAGTACCGAATTTACGCCTGTGGAGATCGAGCCGATACTATGTCGAACATAGCAAGCCCGATCAACGAAACAGGAAGCCCCGTCCCTTCAGGGGGGGGGAGGATGTCACATTAGGAGATGACAAGATGAAAAACCATGTAATATTAATTGTGGGTCTGTTATTTCTCATTGGAGCAGCCAATGCAATAACCAACGAAGCAAAACTGCACATATCGCAGGTGGACGGCTTGCAGGAACAGCAGGATGCTCAGAATGCCACAAATAACCTGAAAGGAAACAAGACGGATATTGGTGAGTTTACTGGCGGTACTATTGGAAGTGGAAGATATGGCACTGGAATCTATACTCAGAATATTAGTGATTACTGGACGAATATCACGGGGCAGGGATTCGTAACGAATACCACTGTGAATAGAAGCCTGACTCTTGCAACAGATACGCTTCCATCCGCCAGACTTGATAATAATCAGAGACGCTTTAATATTCCCTTCATAATTTCTGGCGGTGACTCAGTTATTACAACTGGAGTAAAAGGACATTTCAGGGTTGGTAAAAATGGCACCCTCCAAATGGCTACGCTTGTCACGAATGAAACAGGCAACATGACAGTAAATATCTGGAAAGACACTTATGCTAATTTTCCTCCAACTTCAGATGATAGTATCACTGGCGGAACTCCCGTTACTTTGAGCAATGCTAATAAAGTCCAGAATACTACTCTTGCGGGATGGACTACTACAGTATCCAGAGGGGATTGGTTCACTATACAAGTGAACAGCACGGATACGGTCAAACTTGCAACACTTGATTTAGATTATCTGGAGGATTAAACATGAAACTCCTTCTTACAGGTATTATACTTCTGAGCATCCTGAGTGTCCAAGCCTTTGCTGCTATTGATTATTATAATTGGGACGAGCAGAATAAAACGGCAACCATTTATAAAAACTCACAAAAATGGTTTTCAATACAAGGAGAAATATTATCTTCTAATATCGTTGAAATGCGAGAGAAAATCATAGTCACCAGCAACTATAATTATGATTTTTCTGTTCTTGATGATTTCGGTGAAGATTATGAAGTTCACAAAGGGAAAAGCAGGTCGTCAGAATTATCAACAACATGGTATTCTCAAGTATTAGAGAATTACATGATTGTCATTGACGATACTGAACCGAGTTGGCAGAACACGTCTGAAGAAAGATATAATAATCAGACAGGACTCAATGAAACCATCTGGAATAATTATACTATTCAGGTTGTGGTAGGCAATCATACTGAGAATAGAACTCGAATAAACCAAAGCTTGTTTACTCCTACAAATAAGAAAATACAAGCAGGACAAATACTAACATTTATCAAAGTGACAAAAAAGATGCCAGAGATAGGGGAGTTTTCTATCCTTCTCAAGCCTAAGTTTATGGGTGCGAGTATTAAGGAGCTGACCTGGTGGAATGGTTCTGCAACATGGAAATATCCAATCAAAGTGAACAATACAGGAAATGCAAATACACTGACTCACTTCGAAGTTCCCGCAAATATTACCATTAATGCAAGCATTATGGCAGGCAATGGTTCAGATTTCCTGATAATCAATGATACTGATGGCACTGTGCAGCCATTATGGATTGACAACAGCAGCTCGATTAATGGAAGCTATATTAATCTCTGGATGAATTTATCATCTATACCAGCATCGGTGTGGACAAATAATACATATTATCTTTACATTGTGCCTGGAGCATTCACGAGCAACGGCACGAATACGTTTAAGTTTTTTGATGATTTTGAGGATGGAAATTACAATGGGTGGACAGCAGGCTCAACGGCAACATTATCTATGCCAACTGACAGTACCAGATACTTAAAATCAACGATACCAGATACTGATGGCAAATTTCATACAGCAGCTTATGCTACCGCAATGGCGAGTTCTCTGTCCACAGTGTATGAAGGCAGGGTCAATCACATACAACGCTATCCTGGGATAACTTTCAGGCATTCAACCGATAATACATATTATATCATTTATTATCTCGAATTGACTGACGGCATTGTGATTCCTGTATATATGAACGGCGGGACCAGAACTGATTTAAGCCCTGGTGCTAACCTTGTTGGCGGTTCGCTAAACACATGGGAAAATTTCAAGCTTACAATAAATGACACAGGGAACATTACATACCTGTACAGGGGAGTAACAAATACGTGGACAAACAATGTTTTGCCCGCTGGAAAAATAGGCTTTGCCAACTACGGAAATTCTGGGCAAGGACAGCAAATTGCTTTAGACGATGTTCGTGTCCGCAAATACGCCTCGCCTGAGCCGACAGCACAATTGGGAGCGGTGGAAATAGCATCATCACCATCAATCATCTCAAACTCAACATATCGAACATTTACAGCGACATGGAATCAAACTGTGAATGTTTCTTGGTATTGGAACAGCACATCTATCCAGACAAATAATTCTGTAACTACTGCTTCGTACACGAATTCAAGTCTTATAAACGGAACGCACAATATCACCGCAACTGGAACAAATCCAAGTGGCAATTCATCTTCAATTACATGGCTGTGGACAATCTCACCAGCGCAGGCAGGAGAAGCTATACGAGAGTTCATACAGGTGATAATGATATGAATAAACATAAATATCACAACATCATAATAATGGTAGTGATAAAATGTCAATAGTCACAGCATTTTTGGACAGTACACCGGGTGGAACTGCAGATAGTCCTAAAACCGGCGATCTCAGCGGATGTGTGACCGCGGGCAGCACAAACGCAGACATCCGTGTCACGAATACCGGCGATACCCCTTGTAGCTTCAACTGGCGTGATACTGGCACAACCCCATTCTATCAGAAATCATTGCTACCACTCGAAAGTGTGGATCTCAAACTTTCTTTGACGGCTGCACGAACATTCGAGTATTACTTCGATGCCAGCTCATTGCAGGTCGATGTAGCGTATTTCTTCGGGACTGGTTTATCATCAACAGTATCATTATCTGATGTTGAAGCGTGGTTGACGATGTATGGTTATACTATTAGCGCGTCTGGGGATCTCACTAGCGCACAGGTTCAATTATGTCTTGACAGAGCAACATCAGAAGTCACGATGGCAACAATAAGATACGCTTTGATTGCAATGCAAACGCTCAATGCAGATTGGAAGAATATAGTTATTAAGGACGGAGCTGTAGCTCATGCATTGAGGGCTTTGGATAATAAAGGTGCAGCAAGAGGACTTGAACAACAAACCCAGAGAATCAGTCCCGCAATGGCTTCACAGATGATTGCCGATTACAATACTGCTATTCTTAAAATAGAAGCAGGAATATATTATGGAGCATAAAATATGAGCGTTGGCACCGGATTAGATAGTAAAATTCTTCTCAAAGAACAGAGCGCATTGGCGACTCTTGGCACAGGACAAAGATCAGTATGGTTACGAAGGCATGAAGCGGGGTTCCACAAAGTCCCTAACTATGTAACTTCTGATTATGCTGCGAGTAGTGAAATTGGTATCTCAAAACAAATATCTCATTTCGTTACAGGACGGTTACGGTTTGAACTTGATATGACAACCATTGTCGACATCCTAAAATGGTTCATGGGGAGTATAACAACAGCACAGCAGGGCGCAACCTCAGAGTATAAACATACTCTAAAATTCGGTAATGCATTCAAATATTTCAAAGCACTAATAGATGAAGGGGGGATGAGCTCTGCATTATACAAAAACTATATTGGGAATGCTATCAATTCCTTTTCCCTTTTCGTTCCAAGAATGGATACAGTATATTGTGATTGCAGAGCAACGGGGCAAACCAACGAAACTGGCTCTGATCCTGGATCACCATCGTTTGCAGTAGATGAACTCACAGTAGCGTTCAATGGATTCAAAGTTTACGTTGGTGCAGCAGGAGCTACGACGATAGCTGCGATGGCACAATGGAAAGACCCGTTCTCAGCCAAATTTGATATGTCGCGTGATCTAAACGCCGATAACTTCCAGAGTGACCAGCTTGGATACACAGATGATATTGTTGATGGAAAAGTCAGAACTGCGGTGAACTTCGTAACAAAACTCAGGACAACTCATCGTATCGCTGATTTTGAAGCGGGAACTGAAACGTCATTAGGTATAGTTCTTGATACTGGTGTTGCTATTCCATCAGGTAATGGAAGCAATTACAAGATGGAAATAGTATTTCCTCGTGGTGTATTCACAACATATGAGAGGGCTGTTGATGGTGAAGGGACAATAGAACCGGTGGTTGATTTCATTCCTATGATTGATAAGACCGCAACATATTCTATAAGGATAGACGTCTACAATAATACGACCACATACCCCAACGCGACTTAAATAGGAGGGTCAGTTGCCTGCACCGGAAGGATTCAAGAAACAAACGAATCCTATCACTAAAGAAGATGAAATAGTTCCAAGAGCCGAAGGTTGGAACATGACCCGTAACGAACGGTTGAAGTTATGGGAAATGAACAATCGTAAAGACGTTCAGAATATGTTTTATGCTCAGTCTCAATTGCCTGAGAATATGCGGGATTATAGTGGTTTGCAATATACAAAACAAGGTGGTGTGCAACCGCCAGATAAACCGGGGTACAACATATTAAGTCTTGATATATTCTCCACAGGTTCATATGCTTCTGGTGCGTGGCTCAAGAACGAACAGGATAAACGATTAGGTAAAGAAGCAAAAGCAGGAATCAAAGATGCAATATTCCCAAGCGAAGTGTTGCTACCTGAAGGCAAGTCTACTGCTGAATCAAGACGATGGGAAAAAGCTACTAGGTACAATCCAGTGTATCAAATACTCCCTCAATGGGGCAAAAAGATATACACAGATATTGCATGGGATCCGACAACATTTATTACCTCTGGTATCGGTGGAGCAACTAAATTTATATCATCTGCTGGTAAAATCAAAGGATTGGCTCCAAGTGGAGTAAAAGCATATACTGAATTGCTCAAACAATATCCTCGAATAAAGACAGTTACTGCAACCGGACAAGAAGTATTCCACATCAATCCAGAAGTCCGGCATATGATGTCGGCGATTCTCAGGAACAATCCAGGAATGGTGCAAGCATCAGGACTAAGATTTATCTATCAAAATTGGAATATACTTCCACAAAAATATCTCCCATGGAGTTATGTCGGGTCAGTTGCATCAAAGACGGGCGGGAAGGTCAATGAGCTTTACGTTGGATTGAAAGAACAAGTCCGGGGATTGAATCGGAAAGTAACTCTCAATGATAATAATTTCATTTCTGCACTCAGGACCATTGGCAAGAAAGACTATTCAAGAGATATTACTGGACGTGGAGTACAAAGTTTAGTAAATCTTCAAGGCAGAATTGCGCTCAGAACTGAAGAAAAGTTGTCTGAACTGAGATCACTTGAAAAACAAGCCAAGAATATGTACGGTAATAATGCCGGTTCAATATTATCACGATACATAGAAGACCCAACAGTACGAGGTTATTTCAGTGGAATAAAGCCAATCGCAGATAGAATTCAAGAAATTCATGCGACAATGGCCGTTGAAGAAAAGAAGTTGGGGTTACTTACTTCTGAAAAACAAAATTATATCAGGCATCTTGTTACCAATCAATACAAAAGAATGATGCAATTGACCAGTAGTGGCGTGAAATCAAACGCATATGCGCTTCACAGGGATGTAGACAAGACAATTATTCAAGCCAATATAGATTCAATGGCAAAGTTTGCAACGAAGATGTTTGACGAGAACGGGTTTCGTGCTACAGCATATAGGATTAAAGAAGATGTGGCTACAGTCGAAACAGCAAAGTATTTTGATTTCATTGCAACTACGTTCGGCAAAACAAAAAGGGATGCACGGCAACTCCTAGGATTTGTACAAAGTTCTTTGCCTGGAATGAAGAATGTCTGGCTTCCTAAAGACATGCTCAAAATATTAGAAGATGATGCAGTAATCAAAAACCTGATGAAATCTAAACCAAAAGAAGGTCTTGGTAAAATTGCTCTGAATGCTTATGATTCATATAATAACCTATGGGCGAGGATGAATACGATTCTTTTCCCTGAATTCCATGCACGTAATATCTATGGTTCAATGTGGAAAAACGTCATGTCTGGTGTGAATCCTCTAACTTGGATAAAAGGAAAAGCCGCTAAAGGTGGTGATGATGCTATAGTCATAGTAGATAAGTTTGGAGTATCACACACCCAAAGAGAAATGCGTGAACTTGGTATGAATATGGGAATTTATGGGCAAGTGGGCCCAACCGGTGAGGCTGTAGGAAAAGCGCCAGGAGATTTACTATTTAAATATCCGATGATGATCGGACGCGGCATTGAATCAAGAGTTAGGGAGATGATGTTATTCGATGCGGTTGAACGGGGTGATGATATTGCTACAATTGAGGGTAAAATAAATACTTATCATTTTGATTATAAAAAAACATATTCAGATATCGAAGAAGATATCCTGAAACGATTAATCCCATTCTATACATGGAATCGAGAGAACCGCATCAATGAAGCATACATGATGGTCACTACGCCGAATCGCTATTCGGTTGTAGATAAAATCATGCATAGTAACGATAACCAACAGACAGATGTTGAGAAATCATACATGCCTGACTGGTTGAAAGGCGGTGCAATTATGCCGTTTGGAAATAATACTTGGGCAGGAACTGGATTGCCTTTTGAAGATATAACTAAATTGCCTTATTTAATGGAAAGTAACACGTCTCAGAACAGAATTGGTGGAACGATGTTATATCCAATTGTTAAATTGCCTATTGAAGAAGCAATGGGTAAAGAGATGTGGTCAGGAAAAAATATAACAAACCAAGGCGAATATCTGGTGAAAGCAGCCCCATTCTCAAGGATAGTAAGCACGGCAAAATACATCAGCGATCCGGACAAAACCACACTTCAGAAAATAGCTAAAGTTGGAATGGGTATAAACATATATAATGCTACAGATTGGGTATGGTCAGTTAGAAATACTCCCGAAGGCATAGTCAGGCAATCAATAAGGAGATTAGGGGGCAAATATCATGGGTGTGGATTTTAAATGGTAGTCGATTTTAAATGGGAATCTTTTTTTACACCCCATTTTACACCAGGATTTTCAGCAACACAAGATTGGTATGATCCATGGGAGTTAGCATATCTAAACATAACTTCGTTTCCAACAGATACGCTTCCTGAGATATATCAATACATTCCCGGGCAAAGATATTCTGATGGATTGCGTGCCCCCGTTCAGTTCATGGAAATCACGAAAACTCTTGACCAGGGTTCATGGGCTTCAATTGCTATGCTGACTGAATCTGACCGGGATATCTTTGAGATTACAGATAATGAGGGGTCAGGTCACCAGCTCCCAAGAATGAAGTTTCCATACCGTACACATCGTCTTAATTTACAAGCAAAAGATGATGGGTCGATGCCATCTCCTGCGCGGTTCGTTGGGAATCTTACTGACATCTCGATTGATATGGTCGGTGACTTGAAACAGGATAATCAACAAGATGGTATGTTTCAAGTAATGCTTGATTTTGAATCACCGGAAACATTTCAGTTACAGAACGATATTGGCGCACCAATATGGTATCATAGAGCAAATGGAACCACAGATCAATATCATTGGAATTTCACGACAAACGATGATATCACCTTCGATGCAATCATTACTTTAATTGTAGCGTGGATGAACAAAGGCAAACCCACAACAGATTATCCAATTACTTATTCATATACACCAAAAGCTGCTGCGCCATACACTACATCTATTTTTGATCCGATAGCAACAGCGATATTAAAAAACGACGGGACGGCAGCAACTGTGACATTCACAAACGCAAGCGCAACAGTTACTGGAGTTAGTACACAATTCGATATTGATTTCTTCCCCGGAATGAAGATTCGCCTCAATGCTGATGCAACATGGGTAATTATATCATCAATCGAAAGCGCAACATCTCTCACACTTACAGCAAATTATAGTGCAACCGGTGGCGCCGGGGCAAGTTCATATAACATGAACATTCAATCTATTGTCAGCACTAAAGATTATCCAACATGGGAAATCCTAAGAAAGATACTTACTCACATGGGTTCCGTGGAAGGTATTGGCAAGAAATATATTCCATCCTGTTCTGGAACTGGCGTAATTGATGTTGTTCTGGGTGGATTCGATAAAGCACATGCAGTTGATGAGGATTTCCGTGATACTTGGGGTGCGCAGGACAATACCAGTTTCACAATTCCAAGCGGTGCAGTCAATAAATACAATTTAGTGTATGTTCCATTCACAGCAGTAACTAATAATGAGTATTGGTTCCAATTAATTCTTTATAAATGGATTAGTGGGGCATGGTCACAGATATATGCGTATCCATCAACAGGATATGAGTTTGTACCATATGATTCTAATAATACTCATGGTGGAAAATATGTTTCAGTCCCGACACAGACAACAGGTACTTATAAATGGGATGCGACATTAGTAACTGCCGGAGCATTTGCAATAAATACAACCGGGGGACTTGTCTATTCTCCAGCTAAATATAATATTGTTCATGATGCGGAGAACCCTACCACAAAAATTAGTTATCGGCGATTAAAGACATTCGTTGCAACTCAGGGCAAATGTGCTGAGGTTGGTGTTCTTACAGCCACAAACCTTATAGGATGTCCAGATGGTGGCGCAACAAACAACAAATGCCCGGATAGAATGGGGTGTTACCCTGATCCGTTGGCTACTCCAGCAGAATCAGTAAATGCTAAATACGGTATTCTTGGATTAACCTCGTCATATTCTGGAACAAGTAGTTTAAATGTATGGACTACAAATTGCAGAAAACGAAGTAAAGATATTTATGAATGTCACCAGAACACAAGTTCTAAGATCCGTGAACCTCTTGATGTTAATCTGGTCTTTAAGAATGGGTGGACTGCAAATCTTGTTGGGTTGTATCTTGAGATATACTCCCCTGAGCTTGATGAGATGGTTATGGTGCGTTGTACTGAACAACGGCATACACTTAAAGGTAAACAGGTTAAAACATTCGTGAGGGCGTTTAGAGTATGATTGATGAAGAATTGGTACGCTTAATTCGGGCAACGATACAGGATGAATTAAGAACAGCAAGAATGAAAGTTCCTGAGTTTGCTGGAGCTGGCGGGAATACAGTTATTTCCAGTCGTGGTGATATTATTCTTACCCCTGGAGTTGGTAGACATGCCTATTACCAGAAGGATACTGGTAGAACAGAGATAGGTTCAGGCGGCGGCGGTGGAGGCGGTGGTATCACAGGTTCAGGCACGACAAATTACCTTCCTCGATTCACTGGCGCAACTGCAATAGGAAATTCGCATCTTATCGATGATGGAAGTACGATAACATCATCTGAAGATATTGAAATGCTGGCGACAAAAACAGTATATTATAACGGTTTAAAAACAGGGGAAATATTTTCAAAGAAGACAGCCGTTGAGACTGTTGATTATTATGGTCTTCAAGTTACTCCATATAATACACACGGGACTAATCCAGGAAGTTTCTATATTGGAGATTATTTAGCTGAACCTGCTGGAAATGGAATAAAAATCACTGATGCTGGAATCAGTATTTATGCAACTGGAATTAATAAAGTTTATTTTGCTAATGCAGAATTTAATAGATTCAGGTTTGAGAATCTTGCAGTACCCCCAGCATATACTGATAAAGGGGGGGCTTATCTTGATACTGATAATAATAATGTATATGTGAATAAAGGGACTTATGCGGTTCCTGACTGGCAGCCACTCGGGGGAGGCGTAACTGATCATGGATTGCTCACCGGGCTGAGCGATGATGATCATACTCAATACCTACTTGCTTCGGGTGCAAGAAATATGGGTGGCACTTTACTGCCTAATGCAAGTGCTGCTTATAATCTCGGTGGAGTTAGCAATCTCTGGAATGTAGTGTGGACTAAATATATTGGCGGTGCTGAAGCTCAGTATGACTGGATTGGATTTGATACTGTAAGTCAAATAAAAATGGTATTGAATAGTGTTACAGTATGTACTTTTGCAGATGCGGCAATCACTGCGGCAGTAGATGTTGTCTTAGGTGCAAACAAACTCAGAGGCACGGCAGGCGGTGGGTCTGATGTTATTTTCGGTGATGATTTGAGTGGTTTGAAAGCAGCGAATACATACGCAGATATCAAAAGCATTGGGACAATCACACCCGGTTCAACAGGAACAAAGGATTTGGGTTCATCTTCTCTATTCTGGAATGAGATATTCGCACAGATTCATTATATCGAAGCTACGACATTGAAGATAGATAAGAACGGTTCAAATATGCGGTTCACAATCCCGTCTGGTGGCGTTTACGAATTTATTGTGAGTGCTTAATATGGTAACTATCCTTGAACCAGGATTTGAAACAGTAACGAATTGGATATATTCTGAAAACGACTCTAATGGTGTATTATCAGGAGGACAAAATACTGAATGGAAAACAGAGGGGACATATGCCTACCTATTATTACATTCGGGAGGAGGAGTATTCATTAATGGCGAATATGCACAGATAAAACAATCAATAAATATTCCAAGCAACTTTAATATAATTTTTGATTTTAGAAAAGAATACTCAAGCGAAGAAGCCTATGTTCACTATCAAATACTTATTGATACAACCGTGGTATGGGAAAAGTTAGGCGATGAGTCTGGGACTGAATGGTTGAATAATACTTTAGATTTGAGTGCCTATAGTGGAGTTCATGATTTTGTTATCAGACTATATTTTAGTTATTCACCAGGAAGTGGCTGTGACCGTCATTTCCACATTGATAATATAAGGGAAGGTTTGTCAAATGTTTATGTTGATATTAATAAAGCTAACGACACTGGTGTGGGAACATCATGGGCAACAGCCAAAAAAACAATGAAAGCGGGGTGGGATATACTTGCTTCAACAGGTATTATGCATGTAGCATCTGGTGACTATTCCGCACAGACGACAATAGCATACAACAAGTCGTGGAAATTGAGTTGTGAGGATCCGAATAGTACTGGTGTGAAGTCAGTGAAGATACCTAAATCCACATGATGCTAAACTATAAATCCAATCAGATACAATTCATAGTATATGGGAATCGAAGAACTGCAACTTGAAGCAACGAAACTCGAAGCAAGAGAACTCGAACTTGAAGCCGCACTCAAAGAGACGCACGATCTGCGAATGCTGGCTCTGGGTGTGATACGTGGATATAATCTGCGACAACAGGAACTTGACCGGAGTACACCTAAACCACATGATTGAGACCACACAATGAGCCTTTTAGATTGGATATGGGACTTTTTTAGAAAGCCGACACCTGTACCTATCCCATACCCTCAAAGTCTCTCTGGGGTTGACCTGGGACAGATTCTGAAGCCATATTGCAGTAACCTCTGGTTGAGTGATGCAAAATATTCCACAATCAACAAGAGATCACTTGAAGAGTTCCTGAAAGTCAATCCAGTAAACAAGCGTGCCTATTATGTAGATGCTCATGATTGTGATGATTATAGCTTTGAACTCATGGGTGATGTTTCCACATGGAATTCAGATGGGGCATTCGGTATAGTCTGGGGCAATCGTGCCAGCGATGATGCGCCACATGCATGGAACTTCTTCATTGATGAAAATAAAACGCTGTGGTATGTCGAACCGCAAACGGATGATATCTTTATTCCATCTCATGAGAATGTCTGGATAATGATAATATGACAACACAATCAAGTTTCATGGACAAATACTGGATACCTTTAATCATAATTGTGATGATGATGATAACTGTTGTGTTGCGGTTGCTTGCAGGTGGATGATGGAAGCATACGAAGTCAATATGGGAATGAGTACCTGTGTGCCGGAGCGACGTACCGCAAATACGATCATGATGTGCGTGCGAACAACACATATGATAACTCACTTCCAGGATATTACTCTTGAAAGTTATACGCAGACATTACTTGCTGGGAATAGCGCAGGGATTATCAAAACATGAGCTTGGATGAAGTGTCTGGTATGAAAGGCTTAAAACAAATATGGCGCAGTCTTGTTGCTCGAAAAGGAAAGGATGAATGTATAGATGAGATCTTCGAACGCCATTCCTTACATTTCTTAGAGCGATGTTTCCCGGATTGGATTAAGTAAGACCTCGTACGGAGTCGCAACGGAGTACGAGGATTGTTATTTCGGGGAGCAACTTCAAACACTGGTAATGAATTCATGCCGCAATTTCTTTTGAAAATAAAATATATCATCTATCAGGAATATACATTTTAAAATTGCCAACTTACTTGTTTTGAGAGAAATCGGCACTGATTGTAAAAATAAATGTTCTTCTTTCTTAGGATTGTATGTTGTGGTTAATCCTTTTTCGTATGTCGAAATAAAATACTGTTTAATGAATTTTGGAATAATAATCGACATTACATTTGTGATGGCAAAGTATGGGTGAAATAGAAAAGAACCCCATGCATCATAATGCACTATATCAAGACCGTTTTTCTTTCCCCAATTGATTAAAGTTGTGGGAAATGGAGCATCATCGATAGGCATTACCGTTCTATATAATCCCAATGCTTTTTGAACTCGCCAAAAATAGCAATTTGTCGTGATTATTAATTGTCCATTTGGCTTTAGTATTCTGCTACATTCTGATATAAATTCTTCAGGGTTTTCAAGATGCTCAATTACTCCTGTTGAGATTAGTGTATCTATACTTTCGTTATCGAAATCCATGAGATTATTAGAATGCATATAGTTGATATCCTCGTTCTTTTCTTTTGCGACAGATATCCGCCGTTCTGATATTTCAGTACCCGTCAAATTTTTGTAACCCATTTTAAATAATAGTCTTAGCAAATCCCCTTCACCACACCCAATGTCTAAAATAACAGCGTCCTTTTTTGTGTATGCAATGTATCTAACAGCCCTCAAGATTCGCATATCCGCAATGCAAGGTTCGACATCTGGATTCCAATCATGAAGTTTATCAGATACCACGTCCCATTCCTTTTCATATTTCATCATACCCTCTTTTTTCCCTTTGGGTTTGTTTTGTTTCCATAACTTTGTGCATCCTTATTTAGCGTAATGCTTCGCTTTTTAAAGCGGAGTCGGTTACTAAACTTCCCCTCTTCTTACTCGTTCCCAGTTTTCTTCTAATGAACATTCATCACACACCGGTCTAAATCCAACGCCTTCATATTCTGACATTCTCATCTTTCTATTATGGGTTTTACATCGTGGTATTTGATCCATTTTTTTACCTCTTATTTCAATAATTGATTATAGTTTTGAGTTATAATGCCCCTAATTTTTTCTGCGGTAGCAGTTCCTATTCCGTCCACGCACATCAATTCGTCTATTCCCGCACGACATATCGACTCTATGTTGCCGAAGTGACATAAGAGGTTTTTTGTTGTGGCTGGTCCAATGTCAGGAATACTTGAGATTATGTATTCAAGTTGCTCATGCTTAGTTCTTTTTGTCTTAGAACCGTGTGGTGAGAACTCTTTATTGTTTCCTTCCTGTTCTAATTTAGCAAGTTCATATAATTTATTGGCTGTACCTTCTGCATTATATGTGAAAGTGATTGCACACCCCCCCCATATTATTGAACGAAGCATTCCCCATATTGCACTGGGATGAATGTTGCGGATAAACAAATCAGATAAATCACACTCCATGATTAAGATTGGATGAGAATATGCATTAACAAGATCATAGCATTGCCTGAATATCTTGCCTTTTTCTTCTCCGATAAATGAACTTAAAGCATCTTCTGCCGTTTTCCTCTCGCAACCACAATTTTCACTGAGTATATAATCTCCCACTTCAATGGTGCGTATTATTATATTTACTCCTTTTAAATCCAATAATCGAGCTACTGGACTGCGTAATTCATGAGAATCAACATAAATAGTTGGTGTCATTCAGTCGCTTCCATACCGTTCAGTCCACTCCTCAATATTCTTCGCAGGAGGATTTGATAGCGTGCATAACGATTTTGTTAAATCATCATATAATCGTTCTGTGTTGTCCCTATAACAACCTTTTGGTATCATATTTTAACCTCTTTTCTATATGCTTGTTTCATGCGCCAAGCGACTCCGCAGAGTCGTTACCCGTTTCGTCCGTAGATGCCTCGCACTTTAGCCGCAGCGGAGTGCGGGGTATCGGTCACTTCGGGGGAGCAGCTTCATACACTTGAAACGGAAACATGCGCATCTTTTGGATATTTTAGTATATCCTTTTGTCCTAAACCAATATTTAGCATAATAAATTCAGGAAACGCAACCACATCTATAAATACGATTTCTTGATCCGAGTCCTCAACTCCTTCATATCCATAAACACATTTTGTTTCTATAGATATTGCTTTTTCGATATTGAAATTAAAAATATATTCTTGTGTATATGTCCAGAAATAATCCAGTAAGTATCGTTGCCAGATACTATCACGTACCCTTTGCTCACCGAAATAAGCAAACTGTTTTAGTTCAGACTTATACTTTTCAGGAAGTTCTCTGTATGTAGCTTCACCCATTCTAATCTGAAATCCATATCCACTTTTTACCTCAAACGGTATTATATTATCAAAATTGTCGCGAATGAACTCGCAACAATCTTTGATGGGGGTTTCTGTTAATCGTTTCTCTTCGTGTTCAGCCATAATTACCTCTTTTCTATATATTAATTCATGCGCCCATGTGTAGCGATGCCTCGGACTTGTAGTCCGGGGTCGTGGTCACATTCTCCATTTATCCGTTACATCTTTTGTCCCTTTTATTTTTCGTTCTCTGATTGCATGAATATCTGCAATTATCAGATTCCTGTCTTTGACTGCAAACCCTTTAGATTTCAGGTTAGATATAACCATATCAGCAGCTTCCTCATCTGATACCATTTTCAACCTCTTTATTATTGTTGTTTATGCGCCAAGCGACTCCGCAGAGTCGTTACCCGTCCCGTTCATGCCCCGTACTTGAGTACGGGGTCAGTGTGACGAGAAATTGAAATGCTTTCTCCGTTCGCCAGTCCAATAGAAATACCATAATCTTCTCTAAGCTGTCTGTTCTCTCTTTTCCGTATCGACTCATTCTCTAATCGATGCAGAAAGTCATAGAGATGTGGATATTCAATCCGATTCATATTTTCATCCTGTATTTGAGGACTTCATCCTCCCATTGTGCCTTTCCGCCGCAGTCTGGGCACACCGCAAGGTTTTCTTCTACCGATTCCATGCCGTATCTCCGACAATGAGGGCAATATACTGTTTTGTTTGTCATATTTTTTTCCTCCTTTCTAATCTGATATGTCCTTTCAAACCGAGCCATCGTCTCAAGTAATCTCCCATTTGAAATTTCTTTTGAAATTTCTTTCTTGAATTCCAAGTCAAGGTTTTCGATCACGAATTTAGATAGTATTGACATTATTTTCCCTCATTTTCCTTCATGTTTCGCAGCAACCCCCCGATACATCCCACATGTTATCAATATCTTCCATAATTACTTTTACGATCTTTGCTGCGTTCCATTCTTCCATCGTTGGCTTGATGGTGATACCCAGTCCCATGGCAATCTCGACAAGTTCGTATATATTATCTTCCTGATCGAGAACGAAATGCACATTACAACAATATACATTCGGATAATCTTCATCCCACATAGACACGCTATCAAAGTCAGGATAACACCAACACCCAGATGCTTTGCCACAATACGGACAATGCATTCTTGATTTATATTGTTTCGTATTGCTATCGTAATACAGGTTATCTGTATCTGTTATTTTGATTATTCCTTCTTTCATATCGCGTACAGCCTCCATTTCCCTTTCACGCCCCGAACGTCATTGTTTTTCCGCAAACAATGCATACACCCTGCATGACGGTCAGCGCTGCCCATTTCGTCTCAGAGTTCCTGATCTCCACATCTACTGTCTGGACCTGCGCGCCGCATTCGTTGCAGAACCTGTTAGGGATGCTCATTGTCTCGTTCTCCTTATTGCATATTCATCCTTCGTTCCTGATAATACCGTTGCAGGTACTTTTTGGTATTTGTTTCTGCGGTTCGCTTCTTGGCGAGGATAAGTGCATCCTTGAGTTTCATTGTGTCCTCCGTGGGGTGCAGGGGTAGCGGATACCTCGGACTTCAAGTCCGAGGAGGAGCATACCCCGCTTTATAATATCAACATACCCCAAACTATTTAAGGTTATACGTTGTAATATATGAGTGTGGATAGAACGATTAAACTTAAGCTGGATTTGTCTGAGTACGATAAAGAAACTCTCCGACTTACCATGACATTGAGTAATCACGTTTTTAATATGATTGCTCAATACGGTTTTGAGAACCATACTTGCAGCAAAGTATCTATTCACCATGCTACTTATTACGATATCCGGGGAAAGTATCCTGAACTTCCCTGTGCTATTCTCCAGGGGGTTAGAGATGTTGCCTGCGAAGCTCTTAAAGGAGTCGAACTTAAGAAGCTGCCGAAGAGTAAGCAATATTCCGCTATCCGATATAATAAAAGAGTTTGCAATATCAATCTTTCCAGGCAAGTCGTTACCCTCGCTACTACTAAAGGCAGAGTAAAAGCAACTTTCCCGATTCCTGAATATTACAGGCAATATCTTACCTGGGAACTTCGAACTTCTACACTTTCCTATAACAAACAGCAGGATACCTTTTACTTGCATGTAACTATCAAGAAACAATCTCCTGAACCTGTTGGCGATAAGGTTCTTGGGATAGATAGAGGAATAGTCAATATTGCTGTAACTTCTAACAATCATTTTTTCAATAGTAAACCTGTCAAAAACGTAAGAGCAAAGTACGCATATCTTAGAGCGAAACTCCAAGCCAAAGGCACTAAATCCGCTAAGAAGCTTCTCAGGAAGATTTCTCGGAAGGAACAACAGTTTGTAACTTGGATCAATCATAATATCTCTAAGGAAATTGTAACTATGCCCTATGATATATTTGCTATTGAAGATTTGACCAGCATAAGAGTTCAGAGCAGAACAAAAGGAGTTGAGTTTACGAGAAAACTTAATAACTGGGCTTTCTATGAACTTGAACAGTTTTTGAAATATAAAGCTGAAGCTCTTGGAAAAACGGTTGTAATGATTGATCCCAGATATACCAGTCAGAAATGTTCTAACTGCGGACATATCTACAAAGGAAACCGGAAAGGACATTCTTTCAATTGTGTTAAGTGTGGTTTTCAACTCCATGCTGACCTCAATGCTGCCAGAAACATTGCTATCTTGGGTAAATCTCAGGATAGTAGGTTGCCTGTAACTCAGCCATACATTGCGTGTGATGAAGCCGAAGCCCGTAAGGGAATTGATGCTGAACATAGTGATAATGCTCCCCACTTTATAGTGGGGAGTTAAAGTTACGATTTGCTTTTGATTCATTTTACTCCGTTTCAGGAAGATTCCAGTTAGATTGTTTGCATCCATTCCAGAAAAGCATCATACAAATATTGGCAACATCAATATATTCTTTTGTAAATATTCCAACTTTAGCTTCAGTGTATTCATTTTTTAATAATGTAAGTAATTGTTTATTTGTCATGCATTTCCATGAATCGCCTTTATCAGCATCATGGCTTTTCATAACCTTTTCCATCTGCTCAGCAAAAAACAATATCTCTGGTCTAATGTTTTCACCTAATTTATAAAACGGGCATTCCATATTCATAATTTCCTCTGCTTATCCCTGTTAGCTATCTTCGTTCGCTTAGCATCCCGAATTTCCCTGTATTTAGGACAAGAAAGCAAGTTTACATAGTGTTCACAAATTGATTTCGTTGGATTATTAATGCAACGTAAAAACGGATATGGGCATATTGGCGGCATCATGATATCGCCTCTGGAAATTGTTGTTCCCACTTACCGATGTTATCTTTTACGAATAACGGAATTCCCATTTTAGATGTAAAGTCTTGAACATCGTCAAGCCATTCATTAACAAACAAATATTTTCCTTTGCGGTTTCCGGTCTCTTTTCCAACTATCAACCAATCAAAGTTTATCGCTTGCGCATATCCATTTAACCTTATATTCAGGGGCTCTTTCATTGGTTCTATACTTACAAATTTAATGTTGTCATTATGTCGTTCATCCCATTTATGGTGTAGTGTCCCCGTCGTACTATATCCAATCCATGCATTCTTGGGAAAGTCAAACTCCGAGTATCTCTTCGGGTTCTTTGTGAGAAATATGAAGGTATGCTTATAATTTATTCTAACTACGTCCAAAACCCGATTAATCCATTCAGCTGTTACCCACTCACCGAAAAGATCCCCCATCGATGAGACAAATATCTTGGATGGTCTCTTTGGAAAAGTATCCCATAATTTTAGTTCATGGAACGTCGGCTTGAATGGTTCATCGACTGGATATCCATATCTTCCTTTTAATCTGTTTGCCATCTTTCGGGCATAGCAGTATGGACATTGGTGTTCACATCCAGTAACAGGATTCCAGACATAATCTGTCCATTCGATTTTTGTTTTGTTCATTTCTGCCACCTCGCAATAATCTGATCTTTTGACCACACAATCACGTCAAGGTTCTGGTCTGCCCAATTCGGATTAATTGATTTGAAGAAATCGTGAGCCTGAATATATCCGTTCGGAAACCCATCAGCGATTGCCCATGCATCCATATCTTCTTTGCCCGCTAATGCGAGAGTGTATCCCATCCACACTTCATGATACTGTTCTTTATAATCACTATGATGATAATGGATAATATCGATTATCTCAGATTCGCCGAAGAAGTTCGTGTAATGGAAACAATAATCAATAATATCATCATTATATAATCCACACGGGTTTGGTGGAGATACTACTATGCAATTTTCACATTTGTTTCTCATCCGTGACTTGTAGTACAACTGCACCTTATCACCGATTTTGTACGCAGGTTCGCCGTTCTTCTTTAGCTTGCGCGGGACACGGGTGGTTTGCGTTTTTTCTCCCGTTTTGATAAGGTCAATCATCGATGAGATACTGAACGAAAAAAGTACCAAGAGCAATCATTTCTCCTGCTTCGGATAGAACTCAGCTTCTATCTCATTGATTTCTTCCTTGCTCTCTGGCGCGGTCAGTGCTGCACGTGCTGTGCTTTCGAGCTTGATAATATGTTCCCTCATATCTTTCTGATAGGTATGTACTTCAAACGTCTTTTGTAGCAATTCAGGTGCGGTTCCTGAGAACTCAATATTTACCACGAAGATTGTCTGTGGCTTCGCAGAATCCTTCGGTTGAACCTGCATAGGGGATACTGTCAATTTCAATGGGATCATCGCCAGAACGCCGCCTGTAAGGTTGCTGAGGAAGAATAGCGAGGATAGTATTGATCTAATACTATTGAACGATGTTGTCCTGAATTTGTACACGCCGCCAAGCCGGGGGGATTTCGTGAGGATTACTGACAGGATACCATTTGGCTTGCATTTCTTTTGAGCGAACTGTGGGCAGGTATCTGGGTTGCATTCTACCTGTGCGCCATCTATTTGTTTTGCCGTTGCTCCATCGCCCTGACAAAGACATTTTCCGCCCTGATATTGATTGTATCGGGTAATGAAGTTCAGTGTCGGTTCGTTGAACAGCAACATTATATCAAGTTCTTTCGGGTTCTCGCCAAGCAACTGCATTACCGGATCTTTGATGAAATCTCCTTTCTCATTTCGTACAAGGGATACGATCTCAAAGTGATCGAATTTTACGGGCAATCGGAATGTGCCGCCTCCTGCTTTTGGTTTTTCTTCACCCTTGCTGCCTATTTTGATTTTGCCAATCTCTTTTAGGGATGGTTGGAATCCTTTGATAATACTGCCGCCCTGTTGAGTGTGTGTTTGTATTGGTATCCTTGCGTCCGGCTGGCGAATTATCTTTGATTCTTCGGGTCTGGCTTCACGTTTCTCAATCGTCGCATCTTTTCCCTTTTCCGTTTCCTTATATTCTTTTTCATAACAATCCTCGCATGTGAACGGTTTCTCTTTCTGGTAGCAGTATAACGCCCTGGCGCCTGACAATTCCAGACCGCACGATTTACAGTTCTTGGTTACAATTCTTGAATCGGGCTTTGCGTTGTTTTTCGGCAGTTCAATCTTGCTATCCATTGTAGGAGGGGAACTCTGGCATTTCAGACAGAATAACTTACCATACTGTTCTATGATTTTTTGCGCCTGATCTACATTTGTAACATTGAATTGGAGCTTACACCTTTCGCATATCGCTGTGGTAGTGCCTTTCTTTGAAGTGTCAGGAGTGTCAGGAGTGTCAGACTTTAGAACGCCCTCGTTTCCGCTGATGTGCCCAGCACGCATGATCGCTTCAACTTCCTGGATATCGTCCAGAATTTTGAGATTTCCATGCCCTTCAGTGACTATGTTGCCCGATATCAGAATACCGATGATCGGCTTGGCTTTCCGCAAGTCGGCAGCCCTGTCGCTACCATCCTCTGTGAAAAACCAACCCTTTGTAATGCCGGATTCTTTATATCCTCGCTTGATGAGCAAGGATTTGATCACGGACTGTTGGTCTACATTCATGATTTCACCTCTGGGCTTTTGAACTTTTCAGGAAAGATCGTTCCTTTTGTATCAGCCCCACTCAGGTCAGCCTCTTGAAACATACTTGGCATGAACTCAAGCAACTCAGGATTATCACGCAAATGCTTGAAAACTGCGAAGAATGCGTCCTTACATGCAACTTTCTTACCCCACTGAAGTTCTATCCATCCAGTTGGATATTCGCAATCCTGTTGAATATTATCTTGAACTCTGACAGGAAATAATACTTCAAATTTGAGATGGGGTGCTTTTCCAAATCGTAAATCGTCCCGTTGTTCATGAAGTATTTTGTCATGTGATGATTCGCCCTGTTTTGCGTACACTTTCCATTCGTCTTTGATTTTTTCCGTTATAACTGCAAGTCCTTTGCACATATTTTAGTACACCGCCGGATTTGACATCATGTTTGCAATCGCTTTGTATGCACTGAATATACCGTGGAGATACTCCAGTTGCGCCTGTTCCTGTCTGAGTTTCTTTTGTTGTTCCCGAAGCGACTTTTCCGCATCGATGTAAAGCTGATCTTTTGATAGAAGGCTGGTTTGCGCTGTAACTCTTGCTTTATCGTTCGTAGCAAGTCCGTCAGTCAGTACCTTTTCCATTGCCGTTGTTTTTAAGGTATATACATCGTTCTGGAATGTATCGATCTGTTCTTGGATTGCAAGCAACTCAAGACTTTTGGTCCGGATGCTTTCAGGCAATGATTCAAGTTTTTGTACAAGTTCTTGGTTGTTCATGAGTTATCACCGTTTGAGATTTTCATCTTCGATTTCTTTTCCTTTCCATTGATAATAAGGTAAATCATTAAACTCCCTATCCACAAGATACCCTTTCTCAACAAGAGCTCTCATGGTACGAAGTGTTACACCAAGCAACTCTGCCTGAACGAACCACCTCACACCAAACTCTTTTTCCAGTTCTTTTATTTGCACTATTGTTTGTTTCTGTATTTCTGATAATGTCATACAATCACAATATCATTGTATGATACTATTGGCTTAAATAGTTATCGCTTGGTTCCTGGCGTAAGATCATGTGCTTTTTTTAATGCCTGAATTTTTTTAATAGCATTATGCAACATCTCTCGTCCAAATTTAGTATTGTAATTTTCAACTGCGCGCCCCAAATCCTTCAAAATCTCAAAGCACGAATCAGAAACAAGCAAATCGTTTATTTTATCGAATGTTGGTTGTCCTGACGGCATTTAATGAATCTCCTGTGAATTACCCCCGCGTCAGTAGAATGCCGGGGAGGTCCGCCCCGGCAAGTCGCCTTCCGACAAGGATACGGGGTATGGAAAGGCTACACAACCGTAAGCTAATTTGTGTAGTTGAGTCCCTGCCGGGAATCTTTCCTGACTTTCTCGCCTTGTCGGATGTCGTACCTTTCTTCCTTCTGTTTTGTTCGGAGGTGTGGTTGTTTGGTTGTGGTGGAGCGAGACTGAACCCGCGATAGCTGAACCAGAACCGATGTTTTGATAATTATAGTGGGCGCAGGAGTGGGGGTTAGTGGTGTAAAAGATTTGTCCTGCGCCCGTTGTATCCGGCAGACATGAGGGTGATCCGATGCGTGCCGGAAGGGGATGAACGGATCGCGAATCCGTCTTTGGTTCCTGAGCATTCGATATATCTTTACCATTGATATACGGGTGGCTCTGAACATCATCCCGAATAGTACAGACGGAAACAACAGGTGTTTCGAAGGTGGATAGGATGTTGTTTCCCGCCTGGGTCTCTCTATAGAATAGATTGGAGAAAATAATCTGAGAGACCATGTTGTTCTGTTCGGTCTCTTGCAGAAGTGAACTGCTCATAGTTTCTCCCCAATCTGTCTGATACTGTTTTTGTGACTTCTCTCGCCTTTGAAAAGGCGAGCATCCATTCTTATGCACTCGCATGAGGTTTTTCTCCTATCATGTTCATCTGCACTTTCAGCCAGTCATCCTGGCATCGAAAAGCTATATTGTATGCAGCATTGATATCAGCATCCTCTTTCACTCCGCAGGAATGACAGAGGATATATGAACTGCCATCTGACCATTTTCGTGTGGTGAGCAACGAGCCACAGCAATGACATTCTCGTGACGTGTTCCTTTCTTCTCTTAGTTTTGTGGAATAACCACGTTCAGCTCTCTTCAGAGCTATGAACATCCTCTGTCTACCATAACTCCACTTACCGATTCGTTTTCGTAGTGTGGGCATGCCATTACCTCTGAACTGGGTCTGTCTGAATGGAGTGTTACCTATAGCTATCAGAGAACCTTCGGTGAAGTCAGCTACTTCGTTTGCAAGACACCAGTCATGGTATGTTGATACGTTACTTCTTTTGTTCCTGAGTTCTCTGAGTTTATCCCATTTCCCGGATTCCTGTAACGATGATATTATATTATCGTACTTATCCAGAAGATCTCTCTTTACTGCATCCAATAAAAGCTCTTCACGAGGTACAGGTGTTTCCAGCAGTACGACTGCTATGGATCTGTTCAGACCCTGATCTATACCTCCGATGGATCTTATTGGTTTATCCTCTACCACTTTCGTGATAGAAATATGAACGTAATATTTATTGTTTAGCTTTATGATCTCAAAATCATCTATTTCAGCATTCTGAAGCTGGTTCAGATGATACTGAGATGGATTTAAAGGAATATCTATTCTTTTGTTTTTCTCCAGTGTGGATATACGGATCCACAATGGTGAAAATTTACCCTTTCCCCACTGCATGTTTCCTGTTCTGTAATCTATCCTGCATGGAGTCTTTTCTTCAAACGCAGGTATTGATGGTTCTCTTTTGAGTAGTTTGTCAAATGATTTCTCTCTTTTCTCTTTTTCTTTATCATCTCTTGATGATGTTATTCTTTCCTCTGCTCGATTGACCTTCTTTTCCCAATCATTATGAAGTTTCTTATACGATTTCCATGACCAGACGACCTTATCTATACACTGATCTATGAAACCTGCTGACAAACCCGTTTTTGATGCGATATCGTTATCTTTGACTATTTTTCGTATTGTTTTTCTATCTATCTCTGTTTCATCAGTAATGAGTCCTGAAATAAGCATAATACAATATGTTATTCTTGCTGTTAGCCTATCCAGTATACCTATTTTGGTGTTTGTTGTATCGTAATGAATAGGGATTTTAAGAGATTTCTGGAATATCATTTTTATCTTTGACCTTCTGCATTTCAATATATTTTAGAACTATATCCTTTGTCACATCGCCCATAGTACCGCAATAATAGCTTGGGTTCCAGAGATGTCCCCTATTATACATTCTGGTTCTCAGTATAGGGAATTTTTCAAATAGTTCTTTTGCTGTAATTCCTTTAAAGATTTTTACGATCTGAGATGGCGAATATTTAGGATGAGCTGTTATGAACAGATGAACATGGTCAGGCATTACCTCTTGTTCTCTCAATATTATACCTTTTTCACCTGCAATCTGTTCGTGTAATTGTTTCAAGTAATCCACAATATCACCTATCAACACCTTTTTACGGTATTTGGTACTCCATACCATATGATAGTTGATGTTGTAAACACAACCTCTGCCGCTTATCCAGTGTTCTTGTTTGCTCATTTAATAGTAGATGGTTATCATAAGTAATAATTGTTTCGGTGAGTTACGGCTGTATCCCACGACTGAAGTCGCGGGGATTAGCCTGATACGATCCTAAATCACCCCACTGAGCTTGGCGCTGACCACTTTCTCCTTCTTGAGCAGCGCTGCTTCTCTATTTTCTCTATGAGTCTATCTATCGCTCTGTCTATGTTGTCTTTCAGTTCTTCTTCCCAATCTTCCCCTGTCTCATCAAGTTCTGTTCTTGCTGGAATTGAGACCATATAGGTATTTTCTGGCTCATTTTCATACCAAGAATATCCATCATTTCTCCAGAAAATCCCGGCGCACTCGCCCGTATCGATATTTATGAATGCATCTATCAACCCTCTTCTTGTTATCTTTTCTTGTTCTGCTATTTCTCTAATTGCTTCTTTTGTTGGTTTTGCAATATTTATTATTTCACTCATAGTTTTTACCTCTCTTTTATTTTGAAAAATTAGAGGATGGCTTGCGATTTTCTTCGTTCGATCTGAACCAGTTTCTCGCGGGTTAATCGATTAACCTCAACCAAATCCTTATAATCAAGCCCCATAACTCGATAGTCTGATTCTAATACAAACCAGTTCTCGTTGTTTTCTTTTAGAATTAGCATATTTTAGAGTCCTCTGCAATTTTCCAGATGTTTGATCTGGAATGCAAGGTCATGTGGAAGTATCGCATTACAGTGCCGGCACTTCACTTCTTTCGTGAATGCGCCGATATCATCGCAGTTCAGGTATTTCGGTACTTGCTTCTTCTGCCACTGCTCTTCTTTCCAATCCTCCAGGAACTTCTCTTCCCGGAGTGCTTGCTGTTGGCCGCGCTCTTCATTGGCTTCAAGATCAAAATCTGCTCTGCTCATGTTCATACCTCACAACTCAATACCAGAACAGGTATAATGAAACGGTCTTCCGTTCTTGATTATAGCTTCTTGCTCTATTTCTTGAGTACACTTCTCACAGACTACCAACATAGTTAACACAGACACGTCTATGATAGCACCGTCAAGTTCTTTTGTGAAGTCGTACTCGTTCTTATCGAATTTGTAGTTATACTGTACATTGCTCATTTTCATATGTTCGATTGTTGTCATAGTTTATTTCCTCCATTTGCCTTGTCGGCAATCATACTTATGTACTTTAAGGTATAAATAAATTGCGGTTAGGGTATGAATGAACGTACCCCTTGACACCACGTTCTAAGAGTCGAAAGTTATATATATATTATATGTGTATTAAGATGTTATGAAGGATGATACTACTGTTTTCAACGTAGGGGATTCGGTGTGTGTCCGTATCCCGGCTAATATGGCGCGCTATTTCAATCTGAAAGAGACAACCGAACCCCGAAAATGCACTATTGAAGATACAGGACAAAAGACTGCGCTGCTGACATTCGAATAGGGGCGCCTTATGTACATGACCGCACGACTAACTTTTGAATAGGCAAGATTATGCTTATCGCTCTACATCATCTTGAAAGAATCCGCGCATCACCCAGAACTATTGCTATATGTCCTGAATGTAAAGAAGAAGTAGTACCCAAATGTGGGAAAATTAAAGTGTGGCATTCTGGGGATTCACTTGAGATCCGAAGTTTAAGGAACTCAGGCAGATTGAATTGTGATTTTGTGTTGATCGATAATATTTTGGGTGGTAAACAGTGACCAATGAGTTTGAGGTATATCAAAGAATTATTTCGCGCTGGGATGTATGGGCACAACAGAACACAAAGGCAGATACTAAAGGACGTTATGGATATTTCACAAAGAAACTCAAACTTACTGAAAATGATATCTATGATTCGATTTTAGGCGAAAAAAAAACTATCGGCGCATACATTGTCAATCCGGTAAACAATACCTGTACGAATCCTCAGATCGATGTTGATAATCATGATAATAATGTGAATGTGAACGATAGTGTTTTGAAAATAGTCAATGAGTTAAAACGAATTGGACTCAACCCGTACATAGAAGCATCGGGTGGGGAGTTAAGCCAGGGCGCACATATTGGATTAATCTGCAAACCAACATCTGCAAAAACATGTAAAACTGTTCTTGATACGGTTCTTAAGACGCTTGATTTGAAAGGACATGAAGTATTCCCAAAACAGACAGAAGTAAACCCCGATAGTTTTGGCAACCTTGTAAAGCTGCCATTTCAATTTAATAATCGAACAAAAGCGAGATCCCAAATCATCAATCCTGAAACGATGCAACCATTTGAAAAACAGGATGCAATAAATTATTTAATGGCATTGCCTGATAGTGTATTTAGTGTTGATGCTTTGAACGAAGGAAAAATTCCCCCCATAAAAACAGGCGCATACTTTTATGATGTATTTAAAATAGAAAATATTAAACCCTGTATAGTCAAAGCGTATGACGAGAAATTAAATTTACATGGGAAAGGCGATGCGGGGCATGAGTTTCATTTAGCGATTGCTGGCGATATGATTTATAACGGCGCCACAAACGAACAAGTACATGATTATTTTAAGATACAATCTGATTATTCCAGGGAAACATCCGAGAATCAAATAAAATCTGTTGAGAATTATATAGCCACTGGAAAAAAGCCGATGGGTTGTAAGAAAATCATTGAGAACTGCTCAGTGTTTCTTAATGGATTATGTGAATCTTGCAAGAACAAACCAAAAGAAAAAAAGAAAAAAAGCACATCAGATCATCTCAATGAAATCAAACAATTACCTTATACAGATTTAGGAAACGCCAAACGATTCGTTGAATTTCATAGAGGGAATCTGAGATATGTTCCGGTGTGGAAAACATGGATGATTTATGATGGAAAGAGATGGATAGAAAAAGATAATAGTGGAATAGTTCCTTGCGTTGATCAGGTGTTACAGAACATGCATGTAGAGGCTGGTAAAATGGATAGAAATTCTGACGGCGCTGAATTGTTAGATCACGCCGAAAAATCCGAGTCCGAGCATCACATCATGGCAATGATAAGGCTGGCACAGGGATTGCCGGGAGTAGCCATAGACCCGGATGATTTTGATAAGGATAAATATTTAATCAATGTAATTAATGGCACGGTGGATTTACGAACCGGGACATTCCGGGAGTTCCGGCGCGAGGATATGATTACGCAAGTTGCAAACGTAACTTATGATAACAATGCTACTGCTCCTATATGGGCGGGGTTTTTGAAACGCATAATGCAGGATGATGAGAGTATGATTACGTTCTTGCAGCGCGCGGCGGGATATGCCTTGACTGGCGATAGTTCAGAAGAGTGTATATTCATGTTATACGGCACAGGCGCGAACGGTAAGAGCAAGTTCATAGACGCGCTGGCGTTCATGATGGGAGAGTACGCAAGAAAAACAGCTATCCATACAGTCATGGAAATGAAGAACGAGTCCGCATTATCCTCTGATATCGCAGCACTGAAAGGGGTAAGATTCGCATACGCATCAGAACCCAACAAAGGCAAACGCCTCGATGAGGGAAAGATTAAGGACGTTACGGGGAGAGAAAAGATATCGTGTTGCCGGAAGTTCTGCGAGCCTGAAGAATATCAACCACAATTTAAATTATTTATTTCTTTTAATCATAAACCTGTTATAAAAAGCGTTGATGAAGGATTACACAGGCGCATACGATTTATACCGTTTAGTGTGAAGATTCCCGATGCAGAGAAAGATAAAGACCTTGATCGAAAATTACATGCAGAAGCACCCGGAATATTAAATTGGGCACTCCAGGGAGTAAAAGCATGGCAGGAAAATGGAATTGGGTTTCCTGATAAAGCAAAAGCAGCCACAGAAACATATTTTGATGAGATGGATTCGCTTGGGGAGTTCTTAGAGACATGTTGTGTTATAGGGAAAGAATGTTCTGTTTCATTTCAATTATTATATAATTTATTTTTAAAATGGTGTGAATATAAACACATTTATAAATTATCTGATAAGGCATTCTCGCAGGCATTGAATGAAAGAGATATTATCAGTGAGAAAGCAAAAGGGGTCAGAATTAAGAGAGGATGTCAGATGAATGCGAATTTAACATCTGTCCATCTGTCCATCGATAACGGGCTACTTGATATTTCTTATTTGGACGCATTGGACAGATTGTTTAGCCATAGCCCCCCATTAAGTACGACAGTCACATGTAATAATAATGTGTCCAACGTGTCCAATGCGTCCAATGGTAACGGAAATGGTATAATTTCTCAATCTGTCCAATCTGTCCAATCTGTCCAAGAGAAAATAAGAGATATTTTAAAGAAAGAGTATGAGAAGATACCTAAACCAAATAGTTTTATTCATCTCGAGAAACTAAAAGATCAAATGGAAGTGCATATTATGTCAAATTTAGACCCTGAAATAGACGAAAATAACGAAAATAAGGACGATAATTACACAATTAAGACCTTAATTAGCAACTTTTGTAAATCACGAGGTTGGGAATAATGCAGTTTAATGATCCGGCTTACCCCCGATATATCTGGAGTGATAAGAACATCAAGGACGCGCGGAATATCTTGAACTTGCGTTTCGATGACGCGCCTTTCTCTGCTGCTACAGTTCAGGAAATGGTAAGTGTTCTTATCGAGAAGTTCAGGAATGATCCTGAGCAGATCGATCGCGCGATAGTGCAGCACTTCACGAAAAGAAACTTTAAGAAAGTTTCATCAAACCGGAAATAAATATCAACTCGTCCAGTTCTGCTGTGGCTGTGCGTATCATGATTTCGCAGGCACGTGTAGCCAGATGTACCACGCGCCTACCAGGATCGTAATCGCCACCAGAACCAACACAAGAAGGGTTGTATCCGACTGTGTCCCCATCACGAAATGGAACACGCCGTACTCATTGCTGGGATAATATGAGGTCATGGCTACGCGCCCTGCTCTGCTTCTGCTGTGAATTGTTGGCAGTGACATGCGCCCCCGTTATTAAGTATTCCATAACAATACTCCTTACCGTGTGCTTCTTCTGTATGTTTACATTTTTTACATAATGGTGATTTGGGCTTTTTGGGCTGTGGTTGTATAGGTGTATGTACTGCTGTAGTTAAGTGAGGATACACTTTATCTAATATACTTAATAATGCGTCTCCACGTGACCTTATAAGTTTGTGGTCTATATTCGATTCTATAGCCTGCCAGTATTCGGCAGGTAAAGATAGTTGTTTCTGTACTCGTGTCATATTAGGTAATCCTTAATATAAATAGTAACTAAATGGTTATATACTTATTTGTATTATACTTACCACTTAGTTATAGGTGTTATCTTACCTTCTATTGCTTCTATGATGTTTCCAAAAACGCACACCTTCCGCGCGGCATTCGGGACAATTACAATGCTTCCCGTCCTTACGGTGCTTCATCATGGCCTCCCAAACAACAACACAGATAAACCTCCCGCGATTATCATGAGTATGATTATCATAACAAACCCAGGTAGTGCTTCATTCAAAAGCCATTGCTTAAGTTCGCCTGTGGTCATACTATCATCTCCCGGACAACCGCGCCGGTTCGATCTTGAACTATGATCTTACATTCGCATACCTGCGCCTCTCTGCCGCATACCATGCAGAGACCATGCGCGCCGGTATGATAGTTATTTGCCTCTAAGAACTTACGGATACCATGCACGGGTACTATCCTGCCATGATATCGAAAGTTCAATCCTGCCTGCTCTGCCGCGCGCTGCCGCTGGTTGTATCTCCATTTGATTTTTTCGTTCAAAAGCGGATGAGCGCCGGCTATTGACCGGCGCATGAGTATTTTTGCCTGTGCTCTGCTCATGCTTCTGCCTCCGCGCGAAATGCGGCGATCTGTTTGTGTTTGATTGCTGTCCGCACCTGTAGTATAAAGCCAGTCCGATCTTCATTATATTTGTTCTCAAGTCTTACCAGTTCGTCCATAGTCATATCATCCAGCGCGCTCATGTTGTTGCCTCCGCGCGTATTTCTCCCAAGGTGCACGGCGTGAAGTGCAGGTCAAGTTCAATCCCTGCCGTACATAAATCCACAATTGAAATATAGCCTAGTTCTGCGCCATATCCCAGGTCTGCTAAGCCAAACGCCTGCCTCTGCTCAAAATCTCCAGGCGCGCCTATATCGCGCTCTGTGATGTACCAGTCCTGATTACCCTTGAAGTAGTGCAGGTATGCTATTGCTTGATCTCCCTTGCCGTCCTGCTCATACGTTACCGGCATGGTATTGATTATCTGCGCCATTTCTACCAGTTTATCAAAGAAAAACTGTTTTTCTTCGCTTCTGCATCCTCTGGCTATCGCGTTTAGTTCTGCTGTTGGCATGTACTCGCGTACTGTCTTGATAGCTTCGATTGCTTCCATTTTAGTACTCATATTTATCACTCCAAAAAATTAATTAGCAGCGGTTATGTAATCCGCCGCTCTCTGCGCTTGCCCTGCTCACACCTCATTCGCATATACCAGATTTCGCGCCACATCATCATGGGATATCGTGAAGTAGTTGTCTATTGCCATATCTCTGTTCTCTGCATGTATTGTCATGCCTGTGTAATAGATATTTCCATGCCCACTCTTAACTCCGATTTCATATTTCATAGTTCACACCTCAATATATCGTTCATTAAAAATGCGTCTTGCTTCCAGCATCACACCAAGCCAATCGATTTGATGCACATTTATTCCGTGCTTTGCGGTTTCGTCAATTGTGGCGGCCACATACTTATTAAATTGTGTTTCATAGTTGTTCATAGTTTATTTTCTCCTGCCGCGTAAAGCAGCATTTTTACTTATGAACTTATTAGTTTAAATAGTTATCCTTTTGACTTTATAAGTTTTTAATCTATGAGGGTTTGCGTGTGGTCTAAATGATTGGTCTTGCTGATTTTCCGCAGGCGTTCCAGGGTAGATGTGATCTGGATTCACACATCTTCTATTATTACATGCATGACATGCTAACATATTTTCAGGGAAGGCGCCATATTTTAGAGTATAAGAATATCTATAAGCATATATCCGAACATAATTATACACAAAAATACCATATCCGTTATGTAATGAGCCATTCCATATCCAACAATCATCTTTATTTCCTTTAACAAAATGTGTATAAAATCGTTCTGTTATTGATTTTTCTAGATATTGTGATCGTTTACTCTTTTCTGTTGTTTTCGGGATACCTTGCCATATACTCATATCAATCAGATAGTATATACAATGTTAAAGTATATATAGATGGTTGTGCTAATCATCTTATTTATATTTACAAAAACATTTATATGTGCGCAATAGCGTTACGCAAATTATGGCGCAATGATCGGATCGGCGCAATGATCCAGGCAAAACACATAATCATGCGCATACTCATCATGCACATGCGCGCGGAACAATGATAGATCGCGCGCGCGTTAGTGTTAAGTTACCTAACACTATGTACTTGCTATGTTGTTAGCATCTATAGTGTTAAGACATTAACACTAACGTACATGCCCCGGTATCAATCTATTAGCGTTTATTAAAAGTAATTCTTTCCTTTTATATTTATACATCTTCACGCATATCTTTCATATTTCGTATCGTTTGGTATGGTGGTGGTGGTGGTGGTGGGGGGCTTTGTTTCACTGATTTTTTTCACATATAAAAAAGGGAGTCCAGAATTCCCCCCGTTTTTTCGTATCGTTTTGCGCACATAAGTATATATAGAATACGCACATAAGTATAGGGTATGGGACACATGCATTTTCAGATAAGTGATGATATCGATAGGGAGATAAGAATATTCGTAGCTGAGAGTGGCGGGAAGAAGGGTGATTTGAGTATGTTTGCGGAAGATGCTTTGACGGCACATTTGCGGAAATTGACTAAAGCTCGGATTGCTGCTGAGTTGCGTTATGAGAACGTAGATTTGTTAAATAGGACGTGATTATGTTGGGGCATCCTTGCATGAATCATTCAGGTCGTTTCGGCTGCCAGACGGTGAATCTTGCCACTAACAGGAAGTACAAGTCATGCAAGCCGAAGACATGTTTGGGGTTCAGGAGTAAATCTCAGAAAGAAGGAGGATTAATGCCGAATATACAGATAGTCTTAAAAGTGGTAGTGTGTAAGAATAATCTATTAAAAGATAAGAGGTATTGGTTATTCCGTTGGCAATGTAATCAACGAAAAGCCGAGATACAACAGAAATTAGATGAATACTCAGAAGAAATGGCTTGCCTTCTATTTTCAAGACACGCTATAACTGAGACTGAGGTGGACTCATGAATCCTCGAAGAATTCTACCATGTATAGGCATTGGTTTGCCGTTGGATGATGGGGATTCAACGCATGTCCATGATTGTCGGTGGAATCATGTCACCGGCGCGCCAGGAAATCGACATCAAGGCAAACCCAAGGTATTTTGCGAACACGAATGGGAAATAAGTGCGGTGAAATAATGAGAAGTGTAACAATAGACGAATGTACGGAAGGATATTTGGTAAAAGCAGGCGGCACGTTCAAGACGTTTGCAGTCTCGAAAGATAAACTGGTTCAGAAAGTCAAGGAACTGTTGGGTATCACTGATCGCAGAACTGGGCCTCGGGCTGATAGTTCAGGTGCTTCACTAACGCTGGCGTTAGTCGGCAATAGTGCGAGTGGGGATTCAACATATCCACGCGCGAATGTGACTGAAATAGATAGTGTAAAGCCAGAGAGACCTGTGACTGAAACAAACTCGCAGAGCAAGATTGAGACGAAGTTGTCTCCGAGTTCACCAACATTCCAATTCGAGGAGATCGCCGCGTTTGAATTTTCGGTTCAGCCAAAAACAGCAGGGAAGTCAATATATTGGCTTCATCCTGGTGGAGTGAAGATTCGCATTTCACGAGTTGGATATCTACTGTTCGTTCATGCGAACATCAGCGACTTGGTGTATCTGTATGAGCATCCGGCAGAACAAACGGCAATACTGCATGCTTATGGTGTGGCGACTTACGTGAATAAAGCCGTTATCCTACGTGGATTCCTGAAGGACGTTCCGTTATCTGCGCTTGTTGGTGATAATCATAATGATGATGCGGTTCTTGAAGAACCGAAAGGTCAGGAAGATGGCTCTTGTGATGATGTTGCTTTCGAGACGTGCGCCAATAACAAGCCAGAGAACTGTAAGTTCTGCATAGATCAGAGCAGGTACGAAAACAAGAACAAACTTGCTGCGAAGAAACCTGCGCCGCCATCGATGAAAACGAGCATCCTGCCATGAGAATTGACCCGTTGCATGTGTGGTATATTATCATTGTGACCACGACCTCGGAATATAATTTCGAGGCATCTACGAACGGACGCATAGGTTAAAAAAAAATGACATGCCTCGAAGAACTTAAGAAAATTGCCGATTCGTGTAAAAAAGATATTGGTTTTGTTACTACAAGAATTCTTGAAAAGGCAATTAATGAAAAAAGAATAATTATTCAAAAGAAAGATGAAAGAATCATTGGGTTTTTACATTTCTATCATCGAAAGAGAGATCAACAAACAACAATATACGAATTGATGATATTACCCGAATATCAAAAAATGGGATACGGGAAGGAATTAATAAATGAATTAGTAAGACAATCCCTAATTCTTAATCGTACTATCATTAAATTGAAATGCCCTGTTGATAACTTTAGTAATGGTTTTTATAAACATCTTGGTTTCGAACTAATACAAACAGTTAAAGGAAGAAAAAGGGAATTAAATATATGGATAAAGAAACTGTAAAACATATTGAAGATATGCCGTTGCAAGACGTTAATAAACAACAGAATGAAGTAATGCAAAAGAACATATATAGTATAGCTATACTCGAATATATACAAATAGAAAAAACGGAAATAATCTATAGTACAACAGAACTTGTTGCATTATGTCCTATGACTGGGTTACTTGATTTTTATGAGTTACATCTTAAATATGTCCCATTTAGAAATATCCCGGAATTGAAAAGCTTGAAAATGTATTTATCAGTTTATAAAGAAATAGGCATTCTTCATGAACATCTTGCACAAAAAGTATTGAAGGATTTTTGTGATGCAGTAAAACCTGATAGTTGTGAACTTCGCTTAAAAGTTAATGTTCGTGGTGGGATTTTAACAGAGATAATATGCACAAAATAGATTTAATTATGTGTATCGACAAACCAAAATATTTAGATATTGCAGTCGAAACTAAAATACTATGTGGAGCGAATACACATGCTGCTAATTCTCTAAGAACGAAATACAATCTTCAATTTCTTGATTTTGCATATAAAAAACCGGATATCGAAAAACACCTACAACTGTGCAAACTTATCAAACCAAAATATGTTTGTGCTCCTGATATATTCAACGAATCGGATTTAGATACTATTTTAGATTTGGCAGAGGAGTTAAGACAATATTCTCAGAATGTAATAATAATACCAAAATGTAAAGATATAATTGAAAGAATTGAAAGAAAATTTATGATTGGTTTTTCAATTCCTACAAGCTATGGAGGAACAGAGGGATTGGCGACTTGGGACATTTGTAATTATAACATTCATTTATTAGGGGGGAGTCCAAGCAAACAATTATGGTACAAAACATATTTCAAGAATATAAAAAGTCTTGATGGTAATAGTTATATTAAAATAGCAAGATTATCAAAACAATATTGGGATATGAAATGGATACCATCTGATTTAGATTCTAAGTGCTTAATTAAGAAGTCTATTATTGGTATTAAGAAGGCATGGGGAGTGAATTACCCCAGCCTTTAGGCGGGGGTAATTCACTTAACGTTCTTACGCAATATCAAGCCTCTTGTAGTTGAATCCGATGGATACAAAAAATTGCGCGAAGAAAATGAGAAGCTCAGGGAACAGATGCAGGAAATCAGGCAAGACCTTAACTCAAGAAAAGGCGCCGATGAGACTTTGAATAAATTGTTCAGCGATCCGCAAGTTCAAGAATTACTGCTGAGAAAAATGAGAGAACTTGAAGCAAAGGGAAAGAGTTAAATCCACTTTCCTTCCTTTTTTTCCACTATTTTTTTTTCGATATATTTTAATTATTTTTGTCAAGTTTTACTACACTGTGAATTACCCCCGCCTAAAGGCTGGGGGCGTCCCGCTGCATCGGCTCTCTATTGAAAGTCCTTGACGGGCGTTAATTCCGGTAATTCCTACCGTACTATTTGATCGTCCTAAGATATTAATTGCAGCATTATGATCTCTATCCAGAACAAGACCACAAAAGGGACAACTGTGTATCCTCATAGATAGGTCTTTTTTGACTGAATTACCACAACTGCTACAATTCTGACTTGTATTTCTTGGATTAACCAATTCAACTATCTTCCCAGCGTATTCTGCTTTGGTTTTTGTGAAATTGATTAACTGTGACCATCCTGCATCTGATATGGATTTAGCAAGACGATAGTTCTTAACCATGTTTTGTATCTGCAAATCCTCAAACACAATATGATCATATTCAGTAACAAGTTTCCTGCTTATCTTATGAGCAAAATCTTTTCTCTGATTCCTGATCCTTCGATGTACTTTTGCTACTACGATTCTCTGGGTGTTCCTGTTTTGTGATCTTTTCTTTTTCCGACTTAGTCGCTTCTGTTCGCGGGTTAGCTTCTTTTCTGATACTCTTAGAAATTCGGGAGGCTCAATCTGGCAACCGTTGCTCATGGTTATCAGGGATTTCAATCCAACGTCTATGCCTGTTTCGGTCTTGACCTCAACAGGAATTATGGGTATGTCGATTTCGCATGAGAAGGAAACATACCATTGATCAATATCCTTTTTGATGGTACAGGTTTTGATTATGCCTTCAATTTCACGATGCAGGACTATCTTAATGTTTCCTATTTTCGAGAGATTGAGTTTTCCATCTTCGATTTTGAAGCCAGATTGCGGAAAGGTAAAACTATTATACCTTTCTCTTCCCTGAAAACGGGGGTAGCCAAAGCCATTAAAAAAATTCTTAAAGCTTCTTTCGACTCTTTTCAAGACGTTTTGTAAGACCTGAGAGAATACGTCTTTCTGGAAGACGGTCTTTGAACCCGATAGACTATTGGCTTGATCGTAGTAGTTTAACCATTCGGGTTTACCCCACGGAGTTACATCGAATGTCCTTTCAAGTTCGTTAAGTTCAGCTTGCCGTTTTCGTTCAGCAAGAGAATCATTATAGAGTCGTCTGCATGTAGAAAGTGTTCTGTTCAGGGCTACTTCTTGATTCTTGTTTGGGTATATCCTGAATTGGAATGTTTTTTTCATGTTTTACTCGACATCTTTATATTGTTTTAATACTTTATTATCCTTTGCCTGTCCTTTCGTGCTTTCTCGACAATTGCTATTTTGGGACAGGTATTACAATTCCAAGGGGTACGATTCATCCCCGGCCTAAAGGCGCGGGGTTTTCTCTAACCCCTTGACCCCACGAATTATAAAAAAAATGGATGCGTATGTTCACAGCGAACAGACCGATACCCCGCACTACAAGTGCGAAGCCTTTAAGATAATCAAAGGAGAATAATACCATATGTCAATCGTAATCAGTGAACAGGCGCAGGCAATATTCAATAAGCTCGAAGCGATGAACAAGGTCAGTTTACCGAAACCAATTACACCCCTCTCCTCAGAGCCGACCGAAGCGATGAATTCGATTGTAGAGAAGATCAATCAACTCATTATCGAAGCGCAGAATGTCGGTGTGAGTCCTGAAAAGATTGCGCCACTCATTAATTCATTGATAAAAGCGCAGGAGTTACGTGCAGAACTGAAAGGAGATCTGGATAGAAGCAATAAGACATTGAATATCGTAAAGATAGATATCAAGAAAGAAGTTGAAGAATACGCGAAGGCGATTGAGTTGAGTCGATAGGAACAATATGACGAATATAATCACCGATTCCGACAAGCAGCGAATGGCATTATTCCTGAAAACAGTACGTGAGAATCCATATATCAAACAGAAACCGAGTTTCAAACAAGCTATGTTTTTGATGCACGATGAAATAGAAGGACTTCTGGGTGGATCTGCTGGGCCTGGGAAAAGTTCAGGGCTGTTAATGGCAGCTTTACAATATGTCCAGTACTCCGGATATTCTGCAATATTATTACGAAGGTCATTCAAAGATCTATCTCTCCCCGGCGCATTGATGGATAGGGCATGGGAATGGCTCAGTGATACAGATGCACATTGGGACGATATTACTAAAACGTGGCAATTTCCATCAGGAGCTACATTAACATTTGGATATCTGGAAGCAGAACGAGATAAATTCAGATATCAAGGGTCAAATTTTCAATTTTGTGGATTCGATGAACTTTCACAGTTTCTCGAAAGTCAATATTTATATCTTTTCTCAAGATTGCGTCGACTAAAAAATAGCGAAATCCCAATACGGATGAGGGCGGCATCGAATCCTGGTGACGTAGGTCACGATTTCGTCAAATCACGATTCATCACTTATAAAGGGAAAGATAGATTTTTCGTCCCTGCTACATATCTTGATAATCCACACTTAGACCAAAAAGAATATGAACTGGCATTGGATAAACTCGACCCCATAACTCGCGCCCAGCTCAAAGAAGGTAATTGGGATATTTCGTTCAGCTCAGGTATGTTCAGGAGGGAATGGTTCGATTTCGTGCATGACGTGCCAAGAGGAAGAACGATTCGTGCATGGGATATGGCGGCGACTGAACAGAAAGATTATTCGGATGCTGATTATACTGTTGGCTGCCTCATGACCGAGTTTCAGGGGCAGTTTTTCATCAAGGATGTAGTAAGATTCCGTAAAAATCCCGGAGATGTGGAGAAACTTATCCAGCAAGTTGCTGAAATGGATGGAAAGGCGGTACAGATTTATGCAGAACAAGAGCCAGGATCATCAGGAAAGATAGTTATTGAAGATTACGCACGACGAGTATTGAAAGGATATTCATTTTATGGTGTAAAATCTACGGGTGACAAGGTGACACGTGCTCAAGGATTGTCTGCCGCCGCAAGTCATCACAATGTTAAGATTTACTCAGGCATTCCGATTATTCCTGATATTTTGAATGAATTTGTTCTTTTCCCTATGGGGCGACACGACGATATTATTGATTCGGTTTCTATGGCATTTAATCAGTTGAGTGGAAATGGTGATCCAAACCGTTTTAGAAACATCATTAGTAAAAAAAGAAGATGGTAATTGTTCAATTCAATTCGATTGATATGATTCGGTTTGACAAGAGTTGACGCGATTTGACATGATTCGACCCGACCTGACAGGACTCGATGAGATATGACACGACTTGACTTGATGAGACTTGATGAGACTTGATTCGACTCGATAAGTATCATTTTGTTAAAATATAAGAATTAACAGCTTCATCGAGCGTATTTATTTTTTGTTCTTTCTGGAATTCCAGAATTATTTCTTTCGCCTCATTAGAGACCATAACATTGATCCGCTTCATACATTAACATTAACGTCAATGTATAAATAACTATCCTTTACATTAAAATTAAATACCTATAACACTATTATCATAATAATATGATTATCATCGGCAGCAGGCAAAAGACGTTAGAAGAACTTGAATCATTACCTGCCGCCGTGCTCGCTCCAGTATCTCCCGAAGAAATAGCGAAAGCCAAACCCCGTACCTGGATTGAAACGGGCGGGAAACAAAAAGAATTCTTCGGTGAAAAGAAACGTAATCGTGAAACTCTTAAAAAGTATCGTGATATGTATGAACAGGGCGGTCTTGTTTCGACTGCACTTGATCTGTACCCTCTTTTTATTCTCTCAAATGGATACCGACTTGAAGGGGATAATAACAATGAAATAAAAGATTGGTTAGATTCCATCAACTTCCCTCAAATTGTCTGGCAGGCTGTCAGTGATGCGATTGTTTTCGGTGATGCGTTCCAGGAAAATGTCGGAACACGGGGCAACGGAGGGGAAATAATCACGCTCGCGCCCAGAAGTCCGATTGATTTCAATATTGATTATGATGATAAGGGTATCATCAAATCTTATACTCAGGTCCAGGACGAGAATACTGGAACCGGAACGAAACTTAAACCCGACCAGATAACTCATCTTGTTCTGTTGCCGCAAAGCGGTTCATTATATGGTTTATCGTTAATGAAACGTGCCTATGATGATATTATCAGGGATACAAAAGTTGCTGATGCATCATCTACAGCAATGTTCAGGCATGGATTCAAGAAATATCATGTTAAAGTCGGTAGGGAAGCAGAACTCATACCAGATGATATTCTTGATGATATCCGCAAGAAGTTTGAAGATATTGAGGTCAAGAACGAATTCATAACTCCACACGATATTGAAATAAAAAATATTGATGAAGGCGGTCTTGAGAAAATAGAAGAGTATAATGATGTTTCTTTGATGCGCGTTGCGGCTGCCCTTGGTGTACCAGAAGAACTGGTTGGATTAAAAAGAAGCAGTACTGACAACACAGGAACTCAGCGTATCAAAGCATTCTATAAAAAGATCCAAACATTCCAGGGATTTGTCGCGCAATGTTATAATACGAACGTCATTGACAGGAAAACAGGCACTCCGGGGAAAATCCGCCTTATATGGAATGATCCTGATCCATCAGATGAAAATCTGATAGCAACGTATATATCGAAAGTAATGATGGCGAGTCCACAAGATCCATTTGCAGTATTTCCAGTTCAATGGATACAAAAACGTTTTAATATCGAATCGGGAGAATTAGACAATGAGCCAGCGACCAAACCATCTCAAGAAGTGCCAGAACAAAAGGGACAGGAACAGTCAGCGAAAGAACCGCCGGGAATTCAGCAACCGCTAACATGAAAGGACAATCACTGACTGAATCGGATAAGAAGTTTATTCTCGATAATAAAGACAAAATGTTCAACAACCAGATAGCGGTTGCGTTATTTATTTCTCAAACTTGCGTGAGAAAGCATATTCAAAAACTATCCAATGAAAAACAGAACACCACTCGATAATACTCAGCGATGTTCAATGCGTGTATGGGTTCAGTGGGATTTTGTGGGGTGTCCATACAACACAACGAAACCAATGTTTCCTATAAAAACATAGGAATTATTATGATAACCATCGTATCATAATTAGGAGTATATGCCATTCGCTGATTTCCCTGATTTTTCTGCCTGCGTCACGCACATGAAAGAGAAAGAAGGATATTCTGAAGAAGTAGCCAAGAAAGTCTGCGGCAAATTGCAAGAAGAACATAAACAGAAACATGGCGAGATGGCGGGGAATAAGCCTTATGGAGATGTTGAGTATGCTGATCCTGGGTATCAGGATGATAAGGTTCATCGATATCCGATTGATACTGAGGAACATGTGCGTGCAGCATGGTCATATATCAATATGCCAAAGAATCAGAAACCATATACTGCCGAACAAGTGAACTCAATTAAAGCAAAAATAAAATCTGCCGCAGGTAAATTCGGGATTGAAATTAAAGCACATATGTCTGCGTTTCTGTCATTCCCGCAGGATATGGTCAATTTCACCGACTGTCCACGCACAGGCGATACAATTTTTCATGATGTTACCTTGATGGCAGAGGGAACGTGGACGGATTCACTGAATAAGAAACCATTGACATATTCGGCAACTGAACTTTCACGAATGACATTCAAAAGGGTGTCATTCAAAGCGCAACATGATATTTACGAAGATCTTCCGCTCACAAACGAAATAGGGATTATCGAGAATGCAAAGTTATCCCTGAATCCTGCAACATGGAGGGGGGATGTCAGAATATATCCGACTGCGTTAGGTAAAGATATTGTCACACTGATAAAACGCAAGCAAATCACTGACGTTTCACCGGAATTCTTTTTTGAAGATATCTTAGACGGCTCGAAACCAGCCGGAATTATGTTCATGGGTGCAGCCACAGTGCGAAAAGGAGCATGTCGTGTATGCACTTTCAATGAAGGAGATACAGAAAATATGACAGACGGAACACCACCTACCGGTGGCACTGCTACGAATGGTGGTGTCACTGTGGAATTGAATAGTGAACAGAAACAGAGGATTGCTATGCTTGAACAGGAAATCAAAGATAAACAGAACGCAAATTCAAATGCATTCCTGGCACAGCACGAAACAATGAAGAAAGAGAACGAACTTCTGAAAGAACAGGTTGCAACATTGTCAAAACAACTTGCGAATACTGACTATCAGAAGAGAGTTGCTGAACTTGAACATCAGGTAAAAGCAATCTCAAACCAACCAGTCATACACACGACCATTTCGGCATCCGTGGATGGCAGGAGAACAGCAGCAGAACTTGACTCAGGGGACTACCCTGCAATGTCAATACAGGATTTCGGTGATTAATTATGGGTGACTTAGGAGCAACATATTTCCCAGGAGATACGGGATCGCCAACTACGGCAATAAAGAATGTGGTATGGCAAGGAAACAAATTCTTCCAGATGACAGCAACCGATAAAGTGTTGGCTGGACAGGTTGTGGAGATAGATGCAACCGGGTTAGATCTTGCCGTTAATGCGGCAGTCGCGGAATCTGGCGGAAGACCAATCGGTGTGGCTATAAACACAGTGGCTGCCGGTGAACAGGTGACTATTGCGGGCGATGGTTGTATCGTTTACGTTGTAAACTCAGATGACGCAGCAGCAATCGAAGCAGGAGATATTCTTGAGGCTAATGATGCCCCGTGTAAAGGTGCAGTAAGCATAGCGGCAGTTGCGGCAACGGGCGGAGCAACAGCAACATATCATGGTGGTATAGTTGGCGTTGCGCTCGAAGCAATTGCGGTAAGTACAGGCACTGTCGGTTCTAAAGGACGAATGCTCGTCAGGACTGGAACATTGACTCAGGCAAATTCAAGCTAAGGAGACCAAAATCATGAGTGAAAAATCAATTAATGTGGAACCAATGCAGTATAGACCTGCGTCAAACGATCCTCACGTTGCAACACTTTCAAAAATGCTTGAAATAGCGCAACTCGATATTAAAGGAGAGAAGTATGGGAACAGACAGAGAAGAAAACTTGTTCTTGGACTTCCGGCACAACTTGGTGCATCCAAGATAGACGCATTCCTGAACGATGAACCTGATGCAACCAGATATCCGGCAGCCGAACTGTTATTGACAGAAAGTATCGCATCGACCTCACTTCTGAACGAAGAGGTGTTGAGGACGGTCTTAGCAGGAGCGGATAAAATGAAAGTGTTCCGTAATGCTGGAGTGGCGATGTACCAGACCAAATCAAATGCTCTTCGTGTCCCTCTCGGAGAAGCACAGGTAAACGCACCTGTAGTCAGTGAAGGCGCGCCAATACCTGATAGAACACAGGAGTATGGATATAGGGATTTCAGTATCGTGAAATACGGTATGAAACCCAGGATATCATACGAGATGGTTGAGGATGGGCTTGTTGATGTAGTTGCAGAAGAAATCTTCTTTGCGGGCGCAGCGATTGAGAACAAACTCAATTACGACTCTCTGACAGCACTCATCACCAATGGAACTGGTGTAGGGTCAATCACCACAGCAGGCGCAAATACAGCCGGTGGATCATTGGCTGCAATGCTTGACTGTGTTAATACCATCCGTAAAGCAGGGTTCTTCCCAGATACAGCCATTATAACGAGTGTTGTTGAACATGATCTGATGCACAAGGACCAACTTGCATATGCGAACTATGCGGGCGGTTCTGAGGTCATCCGTACTGGAAGACTGCCAAAAAATGTGTATGGATTGAATATATTCATTACTGACAACGGCAGTACCACAGTTGATGGAACAAATCCCTGGGCATACGTGGACTCGAACGATGTGGGTCTTGTGGTCATGGAAGCAAAGCGAGCATTTGGTATTGCAATGCGCAGAGATACAACAGTGAATAAGTTCGATGATATTGAGAAAGAACTACATACACTGACTGCAACTATGCGTTGCGATGTGAACTATCTGCATCCTGCGGCATCCGCTCATTACCACTGGACTTCATAAGGTTGAACTTGGAAGAGGGATAATTCTCTCTTTCTGTTTTTATTTTTATGAGGTGAAAATATGGTAACAGTATTGACCACAGAAGATAAAAGAGGAGACCCAATATATCCAGTCGGACAACGGGTAATTCCGATTACAATTGCAGCGGAAGGGACGGTTGGAAGTACATCCCAAGAAGTATGCGGAAGAATCGTTAAAATGATTTATGATGTTCCTGCGCTTGTTGGCACAACCACCGTGACAATTGCGGTTCTTGATGCAGACGGGACATCTCATTACTCAAAAGCATCAGTGGCAGAAGGAGCAAAGACATTAGATGTTGGAATGGTTGCAGCAGCAACGCCGCACGGTATTGTAGTTGCAGGGAATATAACATTCCAAGCAACCGCAACGAACGCACAAACAGGAGCAGCAGCAACAATATCTGTAATAGTCTATGTAATTTAATATATATGATCACAGCACAATCAGAGAAGGAACTTTCAGGAGCATGGCAGAGAGAGCGTGAGCGAGCATTAAAAGATTCATCAGGAATAGCAACTACTGGATTATATGGACTTGATGATTTGCACATAACAATAGAAGGATTGGGTATCAATGATCCAGATACTTATAAAATCGACAATGCGCCCGTCGATACAAATTCAATCCCGAAATCAAATAAGATCGATATTAGAAAAAGACCGGAGGTAGGCGATTGAGTACACTTTCAGTAGCTGAATTCAGGAAGCAGGTAGGAACTGCTGAAGCAGATACAATACTTCAGGAAATCATCGATCAGGCTGAACGCGAGATACAGGGATGGATTGATATGTACTCACTGACAACAACAGTAACGAAAGCATCATCATCATTATTATCCAAGGCTGGATGGTACGAAAGATTACATCTTACTGGCGGTCTTCCGGGAGAATCCGGTGCAAAATATTATAGTCTCGATAAGAAAGCAGAGAATCTAAGATTAGCAGCAAAAGCACTTGTATTCGAGACAATCGAAGAAGAAGCAGCAGCAACATCTTCAAATTATTCTGTGAAGAAGGCGAATGCATAATGTCAGAAAGTTCAGAACTTCGGGCGATTCTTGACAGATTAGATAGAATGGATGATAATCTCAAAGAAAGAGCCGAATCCCAGGATAAATATTGGAAAGTACAATTTGACAATATTGAAGTTATTGCAAATAAAGCTCATTCAAGACTTGACGAGCACAAAAAAGAGATTACAACACTTTGCGATTGGCGCCATAAGATTGCCGGAGCAATGTGGATTGTACCCATAGTGCTAAGTCTGATTACAGTCATACTTACAACATGGCTGTTAACAACATTTGGAGCAGTGAAATAATGAACAAGAAACTAATGGTGATACTCACCATAATAATGCTTGCATTTACAGCAAGCGCATACATCCCTCCTGAACTCAGGACGGGAGAACATATGAGCGAATATGAAGTTGTCAAAGTTTCCCTGACTGCATACGATGCAGGAAGTAGAGATAGATGGACTATGGATACTCTTGAGGATGCTGTTATCCATCATACGAATAGCGGGCGAAATAGGGAAAATTACCAGCAACTCCGTGAATGGCTCAGGAAGATTGAGAACCAGAAAGCAGGAATAAAAACCGTTACATTCATACAACCCGATATGACCAGACCATATGATAATGAAGGTAATGGCTGGTGTAGAGGGTACGATAAAGAATGCAGGAATAAGGTGAACTGAAATGGCAATAGAAATAGCAGGTGGAACTGAAATGCTGATATATGCAGCACTGATGATTCTTGGTGCGACATTAGCAGTTATATTCCCATACATCCTGAACAAATGGAATGATCCGGCAACTACAGTGAACTGGAAGTATGTTGCTGTACTTTTGCTCGGCGTAATTGTCGCTGTTCTTTTTGGACTCCCGGCGAAAGTCGATGTGATTGATACGGATGCGATCAAAGCAGCGGTCTTGGCAGGCTATGGTTTGCAGGCAATCGTCAGCAAACTTGTAAAATCATATCTTGAAAGTAAAACAGACGATCCAGGAACTTAGAACATGAGTAACCAGAAACTACGACTTGTAATACTTTGTATTACCTCAATGCTATTGCTAATACCGATGGCGGGAGCAACGTATGACGTAGTTTCTGGCATTGCTTCAAACAGTACCGAATATACAACTGCAGCATCATACAGTGAGTTACACAATATCACCCTCGCAACCGGCGATGGAGTCACATTCCTGAAAGCTTCCTGGGATGCTCGTATGAACTTCACTGCGCCTCTATACGGGCGGTTCATGCGTGATGGCGAATCATTAGGGCGGTTCAACTTAACTCAGTCTGTGTACGCTCAGGTTGGCTCGTATGAGATAGCTTTTAACGAGTCCACAGGAACTCATTATTACGGCTTTGAAGTATACTCAAATAAGAAAGGGACGATATATTCCCGCAACTTCTCAGCAGTGTTCTTGAAGAACGGTAGTTATGGAAGTGGTGCTGGCGGTGGTAATGTATCTTCAGTCACCGGCGCACCCGCAGGAACTCTGGATTGCACAGGAACCGACGACATCATATGTACAATAACAGCGCCATCAACATGGACGACAACATATAATTCAACTTATGCCAACACCACTTCAACAGTAGCCGGAAACCTCGCAAACTGGAATGCTACCTATAACGCTACTTATGATTCTCATTCGGTTTTGATAATCACATTGCAGAACAACGATACGGCAGACAGGACTTACGTCAATACTACTTTTCTTCCTATCCTGACTTATTCCGGTAATTTTCCGAACACCACGATAGCGAACCTAAACGGGAATTACCCAAATTCTTCGCTTGTCAATTATTTGTTGATTTCCAGTTATGCAGGAAACTTCCCTAATTCCTCCCTGGTTAATTACCTTCTTACTTCAGCATTCGGAACGAACTTCAATACTTCGTTTCATGCTGAAATACCGGTATGCAATGCCACAACAGGAAAGTTAGTCTCAGACGATGGAGAAACCGTAACCTGTGGCACAGACCAGACCGGAGCAGCAGGAGGAAATGTATCTTCCGTAACTGCTCAGAGTCCTTTGACATATACTGGAACGACCGATGTTACAATCAAAGATGAGAGAACGACTTATCCGAATAATACTATTGCATCGAAGGAAGCTATATGGGATACAGTAACCTCAAAAACCACACTTACGGTAGTTAATTCAAGCGCTCAGATAACCGAAACGCAAGTAACGAATCTAATTTCAGATTTGTCGGGAAAAGAACCTGCTATTAGTTCATCTACAGCCAGTAAATTCTATGGTTGGGATAAAACATTCAAGGATATTTTGATAAGTTATATTTCAGGCTTGCAGGAGATACTCGATACTCACAATAGTACCACCAGTATAGTTAATGGTAATCTCGTAAACTGGAATGCTACCTACAATAGTTCTTACCATACCCTCTTAACTAATGCCCCAAATAACACAGTCGCAGACAATTTGGCTAACTGGAACGCTACTTACAACGCTACCTATGACTTGAAACTAAACAATGTGTCAGCAGGCTCAAATGTCACAATTACATGGTCTGGTTGCCCTTCGGCTTGTGTAGCTCAAATCAGTTCATCTGGTGGAACTGGTGGGGGGATCACACTTAATGAAGTTAATCAATATGCTGACCTGTATAACCAGAACGCAGCCAATCTTACAGGAACAATTAATTATTCGGTTATACCTGCGTTGCCACAAGCCAATGTTTCAGGTCTTGTTTCCGACTTGGCAGGGAAAGAGCCAACCATAACAGGTTCAACTTCAAACACTTTCTGGAACGGGTTGAAGCAATGGATAACTCTTGGGGTTGGAAACATAACAGGTTTGCAAGAGATAGAAGATACTCAGAATAGTTCAATCACGGGGTTGCAATCAAACGATACACAAGACCGAGCATTTGTCAATACTACTTTCATGAAAGTGGTAAATGCTACAATATGCACAGGCACAGATAAAAATATCTGGAATGGTTCATGGTGGAATTGCGACACTGACCAGAATACAGGTACATCAACGGGCGGCGGGATAAATGTTAGTGGGCAACCTGTAATAACTGCAAATGCTTCCCTTGTGCAGGGTACTAATATCACTCTCACGCAATCAGGAACAAACATCACAATAGCGAGTACGATGGGATTCACGACAATCTCTACTGAGCAATTCACGGCATCAGGAACAGAACAAAATTATACTCTTTCAGTCAATTATCTTGTAAATTCTACAAGAGTTTATGTGAACGGACTTAGGCAACCACTTAACTTTACAGCAGGCTCTTATAGTGAAAGTGTTGCAACGAAAAGCATCAACTTCACTTCATCTCCTCGAAACGGCGATAAAATTGAGATTGAGTATGCCCAAAGTTAGCTTATTTTTCGTGCTGATTCTTATCTCAGCTTTGTTTTTTATCGGGCAGGCATCTGCTCTTCAACAAACCATTGGTTCGCTTTCTATAAATGTAAGTATTGGAAACAGTAGTTATACAAAATATGGAGTGTTGAATGATGCAAATGATACAATAACAGTTAAGTTAAATGTTATTGGCGATGTATCAAAATATCTTGAATATCCAAAAGAACTAACCTTAGTTCCAAAAGAATTAACAGATATTAATGTAAAAATTAATATTCCAAAGGATTACTCAGGAAAAGAACAACTCAATGGAACGATTTTTGTATTTACTGAAGAAACTGGCAAAGTAAATGTAAAACTTGGAAAACAGATAATTCTAAATGTTTTGGGTGTTGATAAACAGTCTAACAATGTAGATTATTCGAATATAAATTTCATAAATTCAATAATACTGGTGTTCTTAATACTGGTATTTATCGGAATTGTGATAAAGAATAAAAAGAACAAATCGAAAGAGGTTGAAAAGAAATGAAAAAAATATTAGCGATGGCAATAGTAGCTATCTTGATGATAGTTACGGTACAGCCAGTTGTTATGGCTGAAAGTTCGGGAACAATCGTTACGGGAAAAGTCAAAGTGGTAAACATAGCAGATGCGTGCCCACCAAACTTAATAGGAATCGGTGTAAATACTAATACTTTGAACTTTGAAACATTGGACTCCAATGAAATTATAAATACATATGCGAAGGATTTGAAGTTAAGTATAACCACAAGTGGATTCCTTCCCGTGTGTGGTATGTCAGCACCAACTAATGTTCCTATATCTATTGAACTCAGTAAATGGATAGGTTCTGTCTCGCCAAATGAAATGCCTGCGGATACTACTGTTGTTACAGGAGTACCAACGGATAATAAATTCCCAATTGGCGACACAACACTAACGTTCACCCTGACAGTTCCGAAAGATTCACCGTCTGATGTATATTCGCAGACGGTAACAATATCTGCAATATATTAAGAGGTAAAAAGAAATGAATAAATCGTTGATGTTGATATCCATGTTAGCAATTTTGTTACTGGCAGGCGCAGCGTCAGCGAATTCTGTTACCTATGGTAATGGTTGGCAGAAAGAATGTTACTCAGACGGTAAATGTGCTTATTCTAATCATCCCACTTATCTTCGATGGGATAATCAATGGATTCCCGAAGAATGGTTGAATATCTCAAATGGTAACTGGTCTTACAAAATCGATGACTTACCAACAAGAATGAACTTTACAGCGGATAACAGGACTATTTCAATCCCGAAGGCGAATACCAAATTCGACATGAGCCTGTTCAAAATAAGTCCTTCGCTGACTTATACCAAAACAGCCTTGCTTAATAATATGGTGTCTGTCAATATCACAGTGGCGTATCTGACGTTTCCTTATTCGCTTTCACAAATAAAGGATTATGCCGATGAGCATAATATCAAAGTCGGTAGATGGATGTTTCAGGCAGGACAAGAACATATTGAGATTTACGATGATGTTACCACTCTGAATAAATCTGCTTATCAATTCAGGATAGTTAATGATGAAATCCGGCTTTATTTCCTGAAAGCAGAAGCTAATAAAATGTCTGGGAATATTACTTTTGAACTTAAATCATGGATTGTTGGTGAAGGTGGCAATGCGTGGACGGGTAACAGTAGCAAAGATAATACCACATTGAACAGAGATACGAATCGTATCTTTCTCAGGCAGGAAGTATATGATTATATTTCTTATTGGCGGTTTGATGGTAGTTCTGGCACTGTATCGTATGATGAGAATACTACTGGAAATAACAATGGCACTCTCACTAATATGAATACAGGACTGAATAATGGTACTTCTGGTTGGAATAGTTCTGGTAAGTTCGGGAATGCGCTGAGATTTGATGGGACAAATGATTATGTTACTATTCCAGATTCAAATAGTTTAGATATAACAACAAACATTACATTATCTTCATGGATAAAACTAAATAGTGTTACGGCAGCAAACGAAAGGACAATAATCAGAAAGTATGGGTTAAATTTAGAAAATTATGACTTTGATATAACAACAGGGGGCAATTTACAATTTGTTTATAATAATAATGGTTGGGTAATTATAGATAGTTTATATACTATACCGGATACGAACTGGCATTATGTAGCGATGACTTTTAAGCTTTCTGCTTCTAATGTGTGTTTTTATGATAATGGAATATTGGTATCAACTAAACCAATTGTAGAGAATCTTGTAGTTAATAACGTTCCCTTGGGGATAGGGGCGACTGGTTCGGGTAGTAATCCTTTTAATGGTCTTATCGATAATGTCCAGATATACAACCGTGCCCTCACCAATGACGAAATCAACCAGACCATGAATAATACCATGAAAGCATCAGGCAATCTGACAACATGGTATGACGCTGGCACAGGCAATGAAACATATCAAATAGACGTCAATGCTACCACAGATGCAAACAGTAATTACACTGTCTGGTATGCGAATAATGGCAGTACATATTCTCAGCTTGGCGGTACGCTGACAGGAAACAACAGCTTGTCTATAACAACAAAATATCAAAATACTGATGTACAAGTAAGACTGGCAGGAAATACAACATCCACACCAGAACTGATAAAGGTAACTTTCTGGACGCAGACAGCATCAGTCGGAGATACTACAGCTCCAACTTACTCAGATGCATCACATAATCAGACCACAGCAGGACAACCAACATTATTCTCAATTCAATACAATGACACTACAGCATTGCATCCTAACGGGCAGTATATCTTTTCAACTAACAATACTGGGACTTGGGTTAATGATAGTGCAGTAAACTGGACTGCAACACCACAATGGGCAAATGTAAGCAAAACATTAAATTCAACAGTTGGAGCAGTAATTGGTTATAGATGGTATGCCTTTGATAATGC